GGTCTGTGCGGCCAAGTGTGGGGCCTGGCTGACCGCCTGTCCCAAGAGCTGGGCCAAGCTGTACCGATCGCCAACCTGCTGGAAGCTGGTGTCGCTGCCGGTCTCAACCCGAGCAACATCCGCACCGAATATGCTCGCTGGAAGAAGTTCCACGGTTTGAGCGGTCGCATTACCCTTCCGGCTGCTGCCGAGTAAGGTTCCGCGGTACAATACCGCACCGCCCACCCTGTGCCATGCAGGGTGGGCCCCTTACCTCCCAGGCTCAGGCCTGTAACCTATGGGAACAACATGAACATCCAGCTCATTGAGAAGCGTCGCGAGAGCGACGGTTCTACCATCGAAGTCCATTCCGTCTTCAATACCATCCAGGGCGAAGGTCCATTCACTGGACATGCCGCTGTCTTCATTCGACTCGCTGGCTGCAATCTGCAATGCCCCGCCTGCGATACCGACTACACCACCGATCGCTGGAACTCCACACCGTTCGCGCTGCTGCAATTCGTGCAGGAGATGCGCGAGGCTCCTTCGCTTGTGGTCATCACGGGAGGCGAACCCTTCCGCCAGAACATCCATCCGCTCGTTGAGCTGCTCCTCGCAGAAGGTTACACGGTGCAGATTGAAACGAACGGAACTCTTCCCCCGCCCACCGTAGGCTTCGCCGAAATGTGTTCGCTCGATACTAACGAGCGGAACCGTTGCTTCGTTGTGTGCAGTCCCAAAGCAGGTCGCGTCAATACCATCACCGCATCGCTCGCGTGTGCGTACAAATACGTGATGGCGCATGACAGCGTTGATGATGACGGGCTTCCCTTGCTTGCGCTTGACCACAGTGCGTCACCTCGGGTCGCTCGACCGCACGAAGGATTCAAAGGCGTCATCTACCTGCAACCCTGCGACGACAAGGACGATGTCGTTAATCAGGCGAACTTGCAAGCGTGCGTGAATTCGGTGATGCTGCACCCTTACGTCTTGCAACTGCAAGTCCATAAAATTATTGACGTGGAGTGATTATGTGTTCGATAGTTGGCGCACTGGTGCGGCGCATTGATACGCACCAAAAGATCCAGGCAGTGAATGACATCCTGGAGCACATCTGGCAGACCAGCCATGAGCGCGGACGCGACGGGCGGGGTTTCGTTATCAACTCCAGTGCCGAGAGTGAGCTGCTGGCGTACCGTGAAGTCACGCGAAGCCACGGTCGTGCAGCGCGTGCCCCTGCATTGCACAAGGTCTGCCGATCTGCTGCTGTTGTAGGCAACCTTCGCGCTGAACCGACGACCGAGTTCGTCCGTGAGAAGCGTCTGTCAGATCAGCAGCCTTACACCTCCGGAAATTGGTCGATTGCCCATAACGGGACGATTGCCAACGACAAGGGCCTTCGCACGCACGATCTGCCCACCAGTATTGACAGCGCAGCGATCGCCGAGCAGCTCGCGAATGTGCATGGCACGCTGGAGGACTTTGCGGAAGTAATTGGCAGACTCCGCGGCAGCTATGCGATCCTGGCGACACACAGTGGCCACACTGACAAGCTGTTCGTCGCCGCGAACTATCGCCCGGTCTGGTATATCGAGACGCCCTATGGCGTGTTCTTTGCAAGCTCGCGGGATTACCTGCCGCAGGAATATCCGTCGCGCATGTTGAAGCCCTACACCGCAGCACTGTTCGACACGCATGGCTTCCGCAATGAAGTGAGCCTGTATCGTGACACGGTGCAAGGTGAGCGGGCGCTGGTCGTGTGCAGCGGGGGCCTGGATAGTGTGGTCAGCGCAACCTATGCCCAGCGTGAGCTCGGGATGGATGTCCATCTGATTCACTTCCTGTACGGTAGCAGGGCTGAAGGTCCGGAAGTGCAAGCCATCAAAGCGGTCGCTGAATACCTTGGCGCCGAGCTCACCCTGTTCCCGCTGAACGTCTATTCGAAGGGTGACTCCCCATTGCTTGACCCTGACAGCAAGGTGGCAGGCGGGGAAGCTGGTGCGGAGTTCGCTCATGAATGGGTTCCTGCCCGGAACTTGCTGCTGCTGTCTGTTGCTACTGCATTCGCAGAAGCACGCGGAATTGACACCATCGTTCTCGGTAACAACCTTGAGGAAGCTGGTGCCTACCCTGACAACGAACCCGAGTTCATTTCCCGCTTCAATGACATGCTGCCTTTCGCAGTTGGTGACGGAAAGCGGATGCGGGTTATTATGCCCGTTGGCAACCTTATGAAGCATGAGATTGTCGAACTTGGAAACCGTATCGGCGCCCCCATGCACTTGACCTGGAGTTGCTACCGGGCCGGTGAGTTGCACTGCGGAACGTGTGGCCCCTGCTACATGAGACGCAAGGCGTTTGAGATTAACAACATTCCCGAAGTCATTTCTTACAAGGACGAACAATGAAACGAACTGCAGAACGCTACCACGACATCAGCACAGGGCACCGCGTCGTCGGGCACGAGAACAAGTGCCGACACCTTCACGGTCACAACTACCGGATCCACTTCGTCTGTGAAGCTGCGGAACTGGACACCGTTGGTCGTGTCATTGACTTCGGTGTCATCAAAGAAAAGCTGTGCATGTGGGTCGAGAACCATTGGGATCACAAGTTCCTGGCATGGGAGCACGATCCGGTGATGCAGCTTGCGTGCGACCACATGCGCGAGGACGAGTTCTTTGGCCCGTCCGTCGTGTTCGTCCCGTTCAACCCGACTGCCGAAAACATGGCCCAGCACTTGGTCGAAGTAATTGGCCCGCAGCAACTCGCTGGCACTGGTGTGACGCTGGTGTCTGTCCGTATCGAAGAGACTGCCAAGTGCAGCGCATCATTCCACGCTTAAAGGAGCATCCCATGCAAATGAAACTCACTCACGACCAAGTAGGCGGCCTTGTGGGCCGTTTGGCGGTCGCGCTCAACACCTATGCCAACCAGCAAGCGATCAGCGTGCTGCGGGCCTACCCTGTGCCGCGTGGGGGCGTTCCCGTCGCATACGCTCTCAACAACTTGGTCCCGATGGTGTTGGTTGAGAACCCCGCCGAAGCTGACGTCTTCATTGACGACCTGATCGACAGCGGTTCCACTTGCGAACGCTACTGCGACGAGCATCCGGGAGTCCCGTTCTTCGCGCTGCTGGACAAGCGCACCGACGAACAGTTCAAGGATCAGTGGATCGTGTTTCCTTGGGAAATCACCGACGACGGTGCGGACGCAAGCGGCAACGACATTATCGTTCGCTTGCTGCAACTGGTGGGCGAGAATGCTGACCGCGAAGGTCTCCAGGAGACGCCGGCTCGTGTGGTTAAAGCGTGGCGCCACTGGTGCAGCGGGTATGGCAAGGATCCCGCCAAGCTGCTCAAGGTGTTCGAAGACGGGGGCGAGACTTATGACCAGATGGTTCTCGTCAAAGACATTCCCATCTATTCACACTGCGAACATCACCTCGCAGCTATCATCGGCACCGCCAGCATCGCGTACATCCCGAACGGCAAGATCGTCGGTCTGAGCAAGCTGTCCCGGCTGGCTGATATGTTCGCTCGCCGCTTGCAAGTGCAGGAACGACTCACCGACCAGATCGCTGACGCGCTGTTCAAGCATCTCGAACCGAAGGGCGTTGGCGTGCTGATTAAGGCTCGCCACCTGTGCATGGAATCGCGAGGGATTTGTCAGCAGGGTCACCACACTGTAACGACCGCTCTTCGCGGCGTCATCAAGGACGAACCGGAAACTCGCGCTGAGTTTCTGCGTCTTTGCGACTAATCCATAGTTCGACAGCAATCGGGCTGCAAGGCGCTACAGGCGACGATCGACTTGTTCAATACAAGTACGAGGACGACAAGTCGATCGTCGAAAGACTTATAAATCAAGTAGTTACGTCCGCCTGGCGCTGGTAAAATACAGCCATGCGAAAGGAGGCCTTATGAACATTTTCATGGCCGCTGTCTATACGAACTCGTATATGCAGGGGCAGAACCGCTATCTAAAACTGAACGAGCGCGAGCGCGAAATCGTTCATGGTTTGCCGCACATTCTTGAGTCGTATCACTACATCGGATCTCAGCGTTACATCGATCAGATGCGAGCTGACAACGCGAAAGTCTTTCTCGACTCGGGTGCGTTCTCTGCTTACACATTGGGCGTCGATATTGACCTGCCCACCTATTGTGACTATATCAAACGGAACATGGACCTCTGGCGGGTTGAGGACGGTGTCGTCATGGCATCAGTGTTGGACGGCATTGGTGACCCGCTGAAGACGTACCAGAACCAGCTTCACATGGAGCAGCTTGGCGCGAAGCCCCTCCCCTGCTTCCACGCGGGCGAGGATGAACGATATCTCGAATACTACGTCCAGAACTACGAATACATCACGCTTGGCGGTATGGTGGGCAGCTCAACGAAGCAGCTTTGCATCTGGTTGGACCGCATGTGGGAGCGTTATCTTACGGACGGCAGCGGTCGCCCGCGGTTGAAGGTGCATGGCTTCGGTATCACTGCGATCCCAATCATGGAGCGATATCCATGGTACAGCGTGGATTCGTCCTCCTGGATTCAGTCCGCTGCATTCGGCAGCATCATCACCCCTGATTGGGGCCCGCTGTCCGTGTCGGAGAAGTCCCCTGCAAGGCACGACGCTGGGCAGCACGCAACGACGCTGACCGCTATTGAGCAGGACTACGTCTTGCAGATGCTGGAGAAGCAGGGTTTCACATACGAACGTCTGAGCAGCGTCTATGAATCTCGTGCAGCATACAACCTCTGGGCATTCGGGGTGATTAACGAAATGATGAACGCCCAGAACAACTATGAACAATTCACGCATCGCGTGCAGGAGCTCTTCTAATGCTTACAGAACTGAAATTCGTCCAGGGTGCAGTCTCCAAGAAAGACTTCGTCCCTGCCCTGACGCACTTTGTCATTGAGGGTGGAACCGTTCGTGGGTATAACGGAATGCTGGGCTTGTGCAGCCCGATCCCGTTTGACATCGAATGCAAACCCAAAGCGGAGTCCCTTGTCAAAGCGATTGCAAACTGCACCGAGACCGTCCAGCTCGCAATGACACCGGCAGGGCGCTTGTCAGTGAAGAGCGGCAAGTTCAAGGCGTTCGTTGATTGCTTGCCGGATGCAAGCACACCGCACGTTCAACCCGAGGGTGAGCATGTGGTCATTGACGGTGCAGCAATGCTCCAAGCGATAAAGGTCGTGGCACCGTTTATTGGTGACGATGCTTCGCGCCCATGGTCGAATGGTGTGCTGCTTCTAGGGCAGAGCGCGTTCGCTACCAATAACATCACGCTCGTGGAGTATTGGACAGGTTCCACGGTGCCCCGCCCGCTCAACATACCGCGGGCAGCGATCAAGGAGCTGCTCCGCATTGACGAAGCGCCTGAAGCTGTGCAGCTGACTGACACTTCCATCACTTTCCACTTCAGCGGGAAACGATGGTTGAGGACGCAACTGTTCGAAACCAAGTGGCCTGACCTCACCAAAGTGCTGAACCGTGAAAGCAACCCGAAGCCGCTGGACGACCGATTGTTCGAGGCGTTGAAGACACTGAAGCCCTTCACTGATAAGACTGGTCGCATTCTGTTTCGTGGGGCGGGTAAAATAGCAACCCATGACGACGAAACAGAAGGGGCCGGCTATGAGATTGAAGGGTTTGACCACACTGGCGTCTATCAGATTGATATGCTGAACCTGCTCAACGGTAACGCCAATTCAATTGACTGGTCCGCATACCCGTCACCCTGTATGTTCTTCGGTGACCGCTTGCGCGGCGCGATTGTGGGGATGCGTCAGTAATGGCCCGCCCTGACGCTATTGGATTCTTCTGGGAAGACCGCCCAGCAGTAAAGCCCCCGAAGGCAGAGAAGCCTAAACGCACACCACCTGAGCGCACTTGGGAGCGCCCTGACTACCTGCCTGGCTTGCAGGAAGCGATGGAATTTCGGGTGTCGCAGTTTGAGGACTGGGAACTGGCGATCGCTGCTGCAAAGCGCGAACGTCTGGTGTTCGACATTGAGTGTTATGAGAACTATTTCCTGATCGCTTTCACCTCGCTTGCCAGCGGGAAGGTCATCTACTTCGAGCGCACACCGAACCACGACTTCAACGCGGATAAGCTGCGCTGGATTATCAACACGTTCTGTCTCGTGAGCTTCAACGGCATCAACTACGACATGCCGATCCTGGCCCTTGCCTTAGCAGGTAAGAGCACGTCTCAGCTGAAGTACGCAACGAACGAGATCATTGTGAATGGTTCGCGCCCGTCTGACGTGCTGCGGACGTTCAAAGTCAAGAAGCTGAACACGAATCACATTGACCTGATCGAAGTTGCGCCGCTGCGGGCAAGCCTTAAGATCTACGGCGGACGGTTGCACGCTCCGCGAATGCAGGATCTACCCTTCAACCCAGAAGTCATTCTGTCACCGCAGCAGATGGCGATCGTGCGCTGGTATTGCGTCAATGACTTAACGAACACCGCCATTCTGCACGAGTCGCTCAAGGAGCAGATTGACCTTCGCGAGTCCATGGGTAACGAGTACAAGATGGATCTGCGTAGCAAGTCCGATGCCCAGATTGCGGAAGCGGTCATTGCAGAAGAGATCGAGCATCTTAACGGGTGCAGGGCCCAGCGCCCGGTGATCGAGCCTGGGACGCGGTACAAGTACAAGATCCCGCACTTCATCAAGTACCAGTCGGGGCTCATGAATTGGGCGCTGGACATTGTTCGCAATGCCAACTTCATTGTGAGCGAAGACGGAAACGTCGGTATGCCTGAAGAGCTCAAAGCCCTGCGCCTGGAGATTGCCGGTGGCGTGTATCGCATGGGCATTGGCGGTCTGCACAGCTCCGAGCAGTGCGCCGCGCACTATGCGGACGCCGACACGCTGCTCATTGACCGCGACGTGACGTCTTATTACCCATATATCATTCTGAACCAAGGGCTCTATCCGCAGCACTTGGGGCCCAACTTCCTGAAGGTATATCGCACGCTAGTCGATCGCCGTATTGCTGCAAAGCATCGCGGGGACAAAGTGATTGCCGACTCGCTCAAGATCACGATCAATGGTTCCTTCGGCAAGCTGGGCAGCAGGTACTCCGTTCTCTACGCGCCCGACCTACTGATCCAAGTGACGGTGACGGGTCAGCTGTCCTTGCTGATGCTGATCGAGCGCCTGGAGCTTGCTGGAATCCATGTGGTCAGCGCCAACACGGACGGCATCGTTATCAAGTGCCCCACCGCACGCCAAGCAGAATGCGACGCGATTGTGAAGCAATGGGAAGCCGGCACAGGGTTCGAAACGGAAGACACGCAATACCTCGCAGTCTTCAGCCGCGACGTGAATAACTACATTGCAGTCAAGAAGAAGTTCGACAAGAAGACGAAACAGTGGCTCTATGAGGTTGATGGCTGCAAGACGAAAGGCGCCTATGCAAGCCCTGAGAAGTCGTCCGACCGATTGCACAAGAACCCGACGAACGAGATCTGTGTCGATGCTGTGCTGGCGCTGCTCACCAAGGGCACGCCCATAATGACCACAGTGCGCTCTTGCACCGACATCCGGAAGTTCGTGTCGGTGCGTACCGTGTCAGGTGGCGCAGTGAAGGACGGTGTGTTCCTGGGCAAGTCTATCCGCTGGTACTATGCAGCAGGGGAGCAGGGCGAGATCGTATATGCCAAGAACGGGAACAAGGTTCCACGCTCCGAGGGTGCAAAGCCCGTGATGGACATTCCAGCAGCGTTCCCGCAGGACGTCGATTATGAATGGTACGAGCGCGAGGCAGAGCGGATGCTGTACGACATCGGCTACCTGCAAAAGTCACCCGAACAAAAATAATTTGCACAGGTCTAGATTTATCCTATACTGCAAGCACATCAACTGCACTTAGGAGAAAAACATGTCTATCGAGAACAAGGTATTGGAGCGCGTCAAGAAGATGATCGCGCTGGGCAACGATGCAGCAGCGACCGAAGCAGAGCGGGAGACCGCTTTGCGGATGGCCTACAACCTGCTGGCGAAGTACAATCTGTCAATGAGCGACCTTCCTGAAGACGAATCCCACGAAGCACGCGAGCGTCAGGATGTGGTTATCAGCGCCGACAGACTGGGCCCGCAGCCTTGCCCAGTCTGTCGGCAAGCTGTTCTTCTGCAAATACTTCTACAGCGGCACAGGTACGTCCGGGAAGGACAAACATTGTTTCGTCGGGCGTCAAAGTAACGTGATGACTGCTCGCTACATGGCCGAGTTCCTGATCAAGTCTGTCAAGCGTGAAGCGACGACCCGTTACAAGTCCCCGACGACCCCGCAGGGCCGTTCGTTCTGCGTCGGGACTGTCGATAGCATCCGCAAGCGTGTTGAGCAGATGCTCAAGTCCGACACTGAGAGCACTCCGGGAACTGCGCTGGTGTTGGTGAGCCTGCATGAACGTGAGGCTGACGCGAACGAGAAGTGGCTCAACGGAACTGGTGTGTCGCTGACCACATCCAAGCCTCGCGCCGACAATGCGCTGCGGGCTGGTGCGTTCTACGAGGGCCGCGAGTACGGAAAGACCGTGTCGCTCAACCAGCAAGTAGGCAGCAGCGCCGGCAATTTTAAGCGACTGCAATAGCAGCCAATACACATACACCGGCGAGGCTGCAATCGCGGCCCCTGCCGGCCCTGTGCAACCCGCAACCAGTGAAAAGGAGTACCACATGCACCGCACCAGCATCTTAAAAGACAATTTCTACACCATCTGCGCTATCCTGGCGGGGCTCATTCTGTTTGGACTGGCGGGCACCATGGACGCCGAAGACGAGCAGGCGCAGCTTGAGCATTATTGCGAGATGGTGAAGCTGAACAAGCAAGACCCGTCTGTAGGCTGGCCGGACTACGACCGCATCTACGACACAGCTTGCGTCAAATAAAAAGGGCGCCACGCATGTCCCACGTGACGCCCCCGCCCCGCAGAGCGAAGTTATTTCTTGCGGAACTTGTCCAGCGAGCGGAAGCCGAGGTAGGCTGCTGCCGGTGCAAGCAAGATCATCGCAAGATCCCAATTCGCTCCGCCTTCAAACACCTTGGAGGAATTGAGCCCTTCGAAGACAAGGATATAAGCCATGGTGGCGTACCAGCTTTGACGGGCCATCATGGGGCGCGTGTGGCGGACGTATTCGTCTTCCGCATTGTCACCGCCGCGGATGGTGAGCTGCTGTTGTTCGTGTGCAGCTTGCTCGTCCTTGAGGCGCATCTCTTCCATCGTGCGGATGTGCTCACGGATACTGGCTTCCTCCTGGACAGCAAGCTCGCGCAGCTTCAGCAGCGTCGCGGGGTCGCCCTGCAAGGCCGCAAGGGCCTTCGCGGGGTCATTGGTGCCAGTAGCACTGCCAACCAGCGCAACGCCGGCAGCAACGGCCCCAGGCACGTTCCCCGTCAGCAAGCTGCCCACCAGTGCAGCGCCGGTGCCCGCATTGTCTTTCAGCCAACTACCTACTTCTGACCAGTTCATAGCAACTCCTAAGCAAGTTCAAAGTGAGGGGAATCGGTTTCACCGCGTTCGCGAGCAATACCGTCTTGATCCCAATCCGCGCCCCAACGAATAGGAATGCCAAGCTCTTTTGACGCCTGCATCATTGCTGCTGCAATGGCGTCAAACTTGGACACGGTCTTCCAGTCAATTGGATACGGTGCAAGATCTACAGCGCGACCAAGACCGTCAGCAGCAGGAAAGTGACGCGAGTTCAAAGTCCAAGTGACAATGTCACCTGGCTTGGTGCGCCCTTGAGCGTAGAGCTCTTTCTGTTCTGCAAGCGTGCGGACCCCGCAAAGAACCGTGAAGTCCTGTGTGGTCACTTCAATGGCGCGAGTGACCACAGCAACGAGGTTCGGGTGCAGCCCCTCGAGCTTCTTGCGTGATGCTGGTCCGAGCTTGTAAGGCATATCAGCCTCCGTGCGTAATCTTGGAAACGATACCCGCCCACAGTGCAGCAAGTGCGCCGACCGCAATAGCCCCTATGATTGCAAGCATCCCTTTGTCGGCTGCGCGGCGCATGGATGCCCCGAAGCGCAGGTTTTCACGAAACTGTTCCACCTCTTTGGGCACTTCAATATCAACCCCGAGGATCGCGAATACTTTTTTCACCGCCTCGTCTGCCGCTTCTTTGACGTGAGGGCAGTATTGGGGCGGAAGGGTGCATTGGTGTTTTTCTTCCGACATTTTGGGTCCTATTGCTCAGGCGTTAAAGTATTGGTTTTCTGCCAGCTCCAGACACAAGTCTTGGTCTGGAGCCTTCTGAAGAATTTCGATCTTCTTGATGATGCCGGAAACATCCTGGTAATTCTGCTTCTCCAAAAATGAAAGAATTTCGTCTCGGAGCGGCTTGTCTAAAATGTAATTTTCCATGATCAAGATGCCATGTAGGTGATTGTTCCGGCAAGCACAGCCCCATTCGCTCCGGGGTAGCTGTTGTCTGCATTCACAACGACAAGAGTCTGACTGCCTGAATCCACACGAACTTGGATAGAAGCACCTGTGTCAAGGCGACGAGCAGACCCATAACAGGAAGCTACTGCAACGGGGAACACAGACGAATTGCCGGAAATATTGATAGCAGTTGCTCCGGTTCCGTTGGTGGTGATCGTGACGCTGAAAGTCACGGTGACAAGCCTTCCGACTTTGGTAATCGAACAAGATGTTGTACCAACTGTTGTGAGGGATCCGCTTGCCGAAGCAACAGTAACAGTTGGCGAGCTTTCTTCGTAATCATCAAGGGTGTTTGGATTTGTCGATGGGATCTGAGTTGCAGGGAAAACAAGTTGCGGAGTGCGCAACTGGCTTGTCCCGAAGCTGTTTTTATATACATGCACTCCGCTGTCAAATGCCGCAGTCCCGCCCAAAAATGGAACAGTTACCAGACTCCCAAGGAAAACATCAGTATCTTTCAACTTCAAAGACGTAACGTTTAAGGAGCCTGTAATCATCGCGAACGTCGCGCTGCTGGCGTCTTCTCGGAATGTGACACCTTCAAAGGTAACAGACTGTGAGACCAGCGCTTTCACTTCAATCTGAGAAGTTATCGCAGCTTCGCAATGTGCCATAAACTCCAGATTTCTGAAGACGGTCTGACCTCCACCAGCCAGGAATTCGATCGCATGGGTTCCGGTGGTGTAAATAAACCCATCAACGTGAAGTTGGCTGACATTCGACAAGAACAAAGGAGAGCCGTGATTCTGCCCAAGATCACAATTGATGATCATGTGCTGACGACAGCTGTCGAACGTATTTTGAGCAATGGTTGTCTGCGTGAAATCCGTTACAGGAACGATGTGGTGCAGCCCATCAATTGCGAGTGAATTGGCATTCCCAGACAAATCATCGTTGTGAATGTACAGATTGACATATGTGTTGCCTTCTCCAGAGGCGTTCAACAGGCCTGCAATTGTGAAGAATCCGGCCATATGCACATTTTGGAAATAGTGTCCACCAGCTTGCCAACCTGTCGTGTCGATTCGACCGACCTGAATTCCAATTGCGGGTGCCGTTGCTTGGTCTGCACGAATCGCGATGTCGATCCAAGTTCCATAGGCACTTCCAAGCGCATCGAAAAGGGTTTTTCCTGTGCAAGCGGCAAGAATAACAGCCCCTGTTCCGATCACACCCCATGCGCCCATCGATCCTGCGCCATATCCGAGTTTTTGCAAATCGATTGATCCCGCAAGTTTATAAACCTTGCCGGGAGTGAATTTCAGATAATACGTGCATCCGTAATATCCGCCGAAGCTCTGGATCTTGGTTCGCATGTGATTCACAGCGAGATTGACAGCAGGGGAGTCGTTTGTGATCCCATCGCCAAGCGCACCGAAATCATCCACACAGATTTCAAAACGCATCTTGTCAAGAGCAGGCATTTCAACTGCGCCAATGCCTTCCTGTAAAAACGTCTGAAGTTTCGCACGAAGTACAGCCGCGCTCACGCTCTTATCGGTAGTTCCTTGTCTAGTCAAAAATAAATCGGAATCACCGATATTGCTTGCAGAAACCAGATCTGAGAGCGTTACCTTCGTGGCGCCCAACTTGGATGTGATCGTCGCCTCGTTGCCAGCGAGGGATAGGAGTGACGCTTGCTGGTCAAGTAACTGTCTGACCAGTGCTTCTTCTTGTGCGGTGAGTGACATATTTATAGTTCTCCAAATTGACGCGATGTTGCTGAAATAACCACATTGACTGAGCCGCCCGTAATCGCTTGATCCCCGCCCACGGTTGCTGCGCCAAGGGTAAGGGTCGCATTGTTGATCACTTTCAGCGTATGCACGACGTCCGCGGCTCCCTTGTACCCGATAGCGACAAGGTACTTATTAGGATCGCTACGATCAAAGGCTTCAAGGCGAATAAAGCTGTTCGGGACAGTGAAGAGACCTACGCCAGCAGAGTCGCTCACTCGGTCGCGGTTGATAAGGCGAAACACCTTTTGGAATAGCCAGTTAAGCCACTGCGCGGGAAGAGGTTGGCCTCGTGCTCCAGCAGTCTCAGGAATAAAGCCAGCTGACATCACAGCATCAGACGGTTGCCCTACATTTTGTTGGCCGTCTGGGTAACTGACATATTGTTCAGCGAATTGTATCATTGAAACACCCCTGTGAGGTTATAGTGGCCTATCGTATTCAGACTGTTTGGATTATACACAGCCAACGTGGGCCCTCCAACATCTAGGTATCCAATTCCGACATCAAGTTCCGCAGGTACAATCCCACCGAATGTGGAAGCTCCTATTGCTAACGCTCCTTGGCTAACTTGGATATCGCTACCGTTAGCAGTTAGATAATCAGAATTTCCATTAACAAACAATTCGCCCGGAATTGCCTCTTTCGAGAATCTAAAGGGCTTGTCTCGAAAGGATACTGCCACAGGTACGTCGCTGATTCCCGCAGGGGCCAGATCCTGCATTGCTGCCTGAATCCTATAATCTACGAAGAATCCATTGGTGAAGAGTAAAGCAGTGGCGGGGTATGCCTCCAGGTATTGGCAATCGGTCGGTTCAGTCAAGAACTTCAAACCTCTTATCAGATCAGTTGGCGTCCCCTTAGAGATATTGACAAACACTCTAAATTTGATCGCTACACGATAAGCATCGTCATCTCTCCCTAGCCGAGGCTCGCCGACTATATAACCACATCCGTCAAGCTGACTACCAACCGCGCTAGAGATCCACCGATCGGCAATAATGGAATCTGCATCATTTTCCAATGTGGTTAAAGGGCCCACTATTGCAGATATAAGGCCTTTGAGTTTTTGTGACTCTTGAAATTGCCCGGTTAGACGCGAAATAGACAGTGCGGAATAATCCAACATATCACACCCCGATTACTATTGTTCGAAGCGAATCAAATCTCGCTAATTCGGCGCGTTGAATCACGATATTGTTAGTTGTATATGAGGGAATTTCGATGGGTGTATCAGTCACAGCAACCTCTACAGTTATCCCTCCAAGTCCCGGAGTAGCTTCATATATTGGCCCGAAGAAACGCTGTGTGATTATATCTTTTCCAATACCTATAGAATTTCCATACAAGACTACTGCATCAGTGACAGAAGTTACATATTCCGGATCCAATGCTTCTTCAAGATCTAATAAATTTATTGTGATGCGTGCCCATGCAAATTTATCAGAAGGTCTTGAAAACCTGCACAATTGAACATCTGCGTTCTCATCTAATACTTGAATGCTTGTGTTGCCATAAGTTTCAATTCCGGCGGGCTTTACCTCGAACAATTTGTTCGCAACTTCTTGATCTGAGCCACCTTCAACCACAGCCTCAAAAGAATGAGGGGGTAGATTAAAGACATCAATCGCGTTTGTTCTATTCTCATAGATAGAGCAGTATGTAACCGAATCAACTTCTGCTAGTACCCGAGATCGAATAGCTTGCGCAGTAGCAGCCCCGGTCACCCGAACACTATCTGCGTGGCGCTTACGAAGTTCTTCATCGGATTCAGCGAATCGGCCTGTTGAACCCGCCACGAGGTTATTAACTTCATCCCATCCGAGAATAGAACTATCAATGCGGGTAAGCGCTGCAATAGGAAGCGCATAAGAGCCAAGGTTTAACGCGGTGAAGACAACTGGAGTTCCTAGTTTTGTGACGGTCAATTTACTATCAACTGTCAAGGTGAAGTCACTATACTGATCGGTAGAACGCAAGCGAAGGACGCCGCCTGTAGCTGTTGCCAAGAAATTCACAGGGTTGAATAGTGCAGCAAGCCCCGCAGCAATTTCGTCGGCAGTGGCGCTAGAGTCTGACGTATATACTACACTGACACCGTTCGCGATCACTTGATAGTTTGCGCTGCTGCTCACAAGGTTCGGTTCGATTAGTACGTCTCCTGAACTGGAGCGACTGATTATTGTGTCCGAAGTTGTCACGTATTGCTGGTCAGACAAAGATCTTGCAATGACTCCCGCGGGCAGTAATGTACCCTCCTCACCGTAGCACATCGCGACCACAGTTGTAGGCGTAGCAGCAAGTCTTTCCAACCCGATAAAGGATACCGCCCCATCTAGCGAAGTACCTTCGGCACTGAACGGATACATGCTGTCATAAGTGTTCTGTAGAGCTTCGTAGGCGTCGTCAAGTGCCGCGGAGAAGATACCGATAATCTGGCCGACCACAGCATCTGCGTTCGTATTCACCGGCCCCAGGGCATCAGTGAATCGCTGGTCGTAATCAGCCTTGATCTCGTTAAGACGAGGACGCTCGAATCCTTCTTGTGTCAAGCTCATGCAGTTACCTCAACAATTCCATAAGGCGTATCCGCCGTGAAATTCACCGACAGCTTCCGCGTTGAATTGCTGAAGCTGTACTCGAATGAAATGATCTGGCGCACACCTTCCACCTCCAGAATGCTTTTCCGCAGTGCAGCAAGAGCTCCAGAGAGCGTCAATTGCTTGCCTAGGATCTGCTGGAGGTACGGTGTTCCGAACTCTGTGTCCAGGAACCATTCACCGCGCCACAGCTTGAGCTTGATGAGTAGCCGCTGGCGCACCTGTTCAGCCTTATCCACCAGCTTCAGATCGAGTGTGCTGGTGTCAAGATCGTGGGATGTGGTAAGCGCAATATCAAGCATGTCGAGGATGATACCATTCAAATGTCAAGTCCATCAAGCTACGGACGTCAAGCATTGGGAACCGCAGTATTTCCGCCGCCGGGCTGCACACCGCCGTGAGTGTGTGTGCCGTCAATCTTCTTGCCGAGGCTGGTGATGGTGCCCGCAGTATGGTTGAAGTCGCCTTGCATCGTTGTTCCGTTCGCGCCGCCAATACCTGTCATGCCGTCTTGGTAGGTCAGCAGACCGTCAGTCGTCAGCGTGCCTGTGTTGTGCGTGCTTGGCGTGTTAATCGTTGTGCCACCAGGAGCATTGATGTTCAGTGCGCCCGCTGCTGTAAGGCGAATGTAAGCTGGTCCGAAGAACATGGTCATGTCCTCGTTGTTTCCGCTATCGCCCGAGCCAGCATTGCCAAGGTCACACATGACCGCATAGGCGTCTTGAAGGTCAAACATACGACGATCATCGCTGCCGTCAATAGCCTGCTGCGAGAACACGAGCAGACACTTGTCGCCGGGCTTCACAGGACCCTTGACCCCTGCTGTGCCACCAGCGAACGAAGGCCAGCACACACGCACATTCGGAATAATTGGATAGTCGAGCACGTCACCGTCAGCGAAGCGTTTCTTACCCGTTGGAACCACACGAGCAAGCCCGTTCTCGTAAGAAACGATGACGCCCGGGAGCGCAGTATTCACGTCCAGGAGTTGGGACTTAACAAGGCCTAGCAGAGCCTCTACAGGGTTGTTTGATGTCTCAGCCATTATTTCACATACCTCAAAGTGAGTTCGGTGTGCCACTCGTTGCCGTGCGTGTCACCTGTGTGCGTCAGTTCCTCAACGCGGAAGAACTCTCCATCCACGCCTTTCGATTTCACTTGCACATAACCGCCCGGCTCGACAAGCGGTTGCAATAAGGACTTGACCTTGTACCCGAGCACGCGGAGCATCTGTTGCACCTCTCCGTCCTTGTCTCTCTCAGTAGTCTTACGCACACCGGGCTGATCCGCAGTGATACCCTCCTTGGCAGCAGCTTTCTCCGTCATAGTCTTGGACTCTTGCATAGGTGATCCAAGCAGACCAGTATCAGCGGACAGCAGATATGCCTTCTTCTTAAAGACCCCGCCCTTCTTAATAATTTGGATTTCGCGGTTCTGAATAGACCATTCCAAGCTACTGTGATCGCACGCTTTGTCCATCGCATCGCGCACGCGCCCAACGAATGCAAAACCAGCGGGGTATTGCTTGCGAGCAATGTCGGCGGGCATGGGGCGCACAGGGAGGCCGAACTTCTTGCTGATGGCGGTGACGACCTGCTGTGTAGTTGCCCCTTTGGCAAACGACAGCGACACTTTGGCGTCACGGAACTCCATGAACCCGTCTTCCATCTCCAGCTCAGTGATCCAATCCGGGCCCTCACGTACAGTGAGCGTCCGTGTTACGTTGCCGCTGAAGATGGTCTTTGCACCGACATCCTCCGTGTAACCCGCCTTCAGGATCATCACGTTGCCAATGACCTCAATCATGGCTCGTGTTTCAGGAGACATGTTCCACACCTTCACGGTGCATTTATTCGGGGACTTTGTTGCACCCTTCTGGATGGAGAACGCAATGCGGAGACCAGTCAGCTCACGACCCTTGCCGCCTTCCTTACCAATCACCAGCGAGCATTCACGGTTAAAGAGCATGATTTATTGATCCCAAAGCGTTGAACCATTGTCCCACGAAGTGAAAAGACTATCCCAGACGGTTCCAATGAGGGGCTCTGAAACTACCTGGCGCACAGGTTGTGCAGTAACCACAGCATCCGCTTCGTAATAGTACAGCCCACAATTCACGGCGAGGTCGTTATATCCTGGACGTGCCGCAATTCCCTTTTCCTGCACGAAGTATAGGTCGCCGAAAGGCAGGCGGGTATCCTTGAAGCGTCCGATCAGCGAATAGTTTTTTACCATCTTGATATTCGTCAGGATGGGTTGCTCGTCATCAGTGAGCACCGAGAGTGAGAAGTAACCGAAACGCTCATTCCACAGCACGCGCAGGATGTAAGGGTTGCCGTCAAGCTCTACGCTGACAAGCTGGTCGGTCGTTTCGGGTTGCAGCGGGATCTTTTGAATGAGTGACATTATTTCAACACCCTCGACAATGTGCTGGACGGCTTGGTGACGGTCTCAGGTTGCTTCTTCCCGCCATCCTTCTGGGGCTCAGTCTTCTTACCCGTAGCAGCGTCCGCCTTCTTGTCCTTCTTGGGGTTGATCCCGTCAGGTACATCCACCATCTGCGTCGCCACCTTGCGGATGTTGATAAACTCGGCGCTGAACTCAATCGCTTCGCCCACACCAGCCGTCCGCGGAATAGTCACATTCGTAAGCACCATCTCGTCATAGATCTTGTGCTTCGTATAGACCGTCATTGGTTCTTTGAGCTTGATCAATTCGTACAGCAGGTCGAAGACGTCTTGGCTGCGACTGATCTGCGTGAGTGACTGGCTCGCGGTCAGCGGGGTGTCAGTCACGAACCCTTTAATCTTCAGCTTGTCGGACTGGTCGATAACGTGGTCGGTGACAGGTGCGCCCACCTCGACGGGGTTGCTGGTTGCTTCTGCAGACCATTCATGGTTCTCGTCTAGGGCAGCATCCAGCTCGATATTGCCGTACTGATTACCGAATGCAGTTTGGAACCATTGTCCGCCGAAGTATAGTCCGATCATGTGCTGTCCTTAGGGCGCATAGACTGCGAGGTCACGCGCCAGCTTGTCGTCATTGGCTTTGCTGAACGATTGCTGTGCTGCGTTCTGGAGGAACTTGGATTGCTCCGCAGTTGTTCCAGGGGGCACAGTGACATTCACTTGCGTGCTGTTGTTGATGTTCGGGCGTCCTGCCCCCATAGCCGCTGGCGCCATCTGCGCCGGTGTAACGGTACTGGCAGGGGTTGCGCCAGCGGCTGTGCCGCCCGCTGTGCCCGACCCTGCCCCTACAAAGTTCTTGGCGCCTTCCCATGCGCTGCTCACTGCGCCTTTAACGGCGTTCCATGCGTCTGTCACAGCATTGACAATTGGTGCAAAGATTGCATCGTAAATCATCTTTGCAAACATCGTGAAGACCTGTGCAACAAACGAAGTCACCGCAGTGAATGCAGCAACGAACGCATCGTAGATCCAGATTCCCCATTGCCCGACAACCTGCCACAGCAGCGCCCCGATTCCCTTGAGGCCTTCTGCAAACAAGTTCCAGTCCAGAGTGAAAGCGCCAACCAGCGTGGCAGCGACAGCAGCGATAAGCTCACCGAACCAGCGAAACACCGCCATCACTGCTTCAACGGAGCCCATGACCACATCCCGCCATTCTTCCCAAGGCCCAATCATCTGCCCGATAAGGGAATCCCCGCCCTGAATCCAGACGTACAGGTCTTCCAGCAGCAAGGTGACAGCGGTAATGATCGCGGCGATCTTAAGGAACGGCAGTGCAGCAGTCCAGGCCACGGTGCGGAACGCCATAAGGATGCTGATCGCCTTTGCACCGAATGCAACACCGATCGCGATGCCCACGAAGCGAAGCATATTGCTCCATCCGCCGAACGCTTCCACCAGCTTATAGACGCCGGCTTCAATCTTGTCGAATGCGGTCAGGATGCCGTTTGCGATTGTGGTCACAAAGTTGGAATCCCGATTCATCTTGTCGATCATGCGGGCAAAGCGGTTCCCGACGACCGTCATTGCGCGGCCCACAGTCATGGGCATCTCTTTGAACTTGTCGCCGAAGTAGCTTGACATCTTGCGAGTGGCTTCAATCACCTCTTTTGCGGTGAGCTTGCCATCGGACGCCATCTTCTTGAGCTGCTCGCGAGGGATCTTCATCGTCTCCGCCAGCTTGTCAAGATACTGTGGCGCAGCTTCCGCCATTGAGCGGAACTCATCGCCTTGCAGCACACCCGAGGCTAGAGCTTGCGAGAACTGCGTCATTACTGCGGACGCTTCTTGTGCGCTTGCACCGCCTACGACAAGGGCTTGCGAGATGGTGTCCGTGATGCCCAGGAGGTCTTCTTGGGTCTTGATGTAGTCTTTGGCAGCGTTGCCGACTTTGGTGTAGAGCGAAGCATAAGCGTCAATCTTCACACCCGATGCACTTGCGCGAGCAGCAACTTCGTCGAATGCATCACCAGCGTCACCAACTGTCTGCGGAAGCTGACCGATACGAGTGCGGATGTTCTGCATCTCGTCGCCTATGTTGATAATGGCTTTGACCGTTGCGAAGCTGGCCACAGCGGTGGCGATGTTCCGGAAAGCAGCGGCAGCACGCTCGGCACTGTCCTTTACCCGCTCAACACCCTTCTCGGCATTGTTCAGCTGAGACTGGTTGAGCGAGAAGCCTAGTCTGGTAATCAGTTCGCGGACAATCAATTCGTCACCTCTGTGCCTTTGCTGCTTCGTATTGGGCAGCTTCGATGTCGGACTGCATATCCAAGAGCGCGTTTAACGCTTGCAAGTCCTCCACCGTAGCCACACCATCTTTCACTTCCCTCAGCGTCACCTTTCCTGCAAGGATCGGGCGCCATATCCATAAGTCTGCGGCCAGCTCTTCGTCTAGCTGGCCTGGGACGGTGCCGTGGTCTTTTTCCCGTCGGTCAGAGCGCCAAAGCGTTCGACCAGTGACGCGAAAAAAGGGCCGAACTGATACCTCGCGACTTCAAAGATCAACTCGTACAGGTCGAACAGGTTTTCGGTCGTGAAGCACTGGTCGATATCGGTGCCGCTCTTAACGAACTTCTTCGTCTCGGTGCAATACACGCGGGACTCAGCAAACAAGGGAAGCACGATATTGTCCATGATGGACTCGTCCAGGTTCGCTGCGATAACCTGTGCAGCTTCCTTGACGTCAATGTCGCCTAGACCTTTACCAGCCCCCATCAGCGAGCCCATAACAGGCACCGCAATCTTCTGGAGGCGCATGAGCAGCTTGTTGGCTGCGAACGCATTCATTCGCACGCAAGTAAATTCCCGCGTGCCTACGATAAAGGTTTCTTGTTGCATGATAATCCCTCGAGTGTGGTCAATGAGTCAAGTATAACAAAACGGGGCCTTGTGGGCCCCGTTTCATTCCCTCAACTTAGTTGCCGCCACCGTGGAAGATCTTGAGGTCAGCTGCACTGAAGATCCACACACGCTCGGAGACTTCCTTGCCGAACGTGGCTTCCGGAACGGTCTTGATCCAGCACTGCGTCGCAGCAGCGAGCGATCGACCAGAACCGTCCAGGATACCGATCGGGATAACGATCAGTCCGTCGTTGGTAAGGTCATCGACCGACAGCAGTGCAGACAGCAGGTCATTGACCGGGCTGGTCTGCAAGAGCTTGAACTCGAACTCTCCCATCTTGTTGGCGTTGCGAGCGCGAGCCACACCACCATCTGCACCGACGCGGGTGAAGTACATATCTTCCGCACGTCGAGCGATAATGGCATCACCATCGCTGAAGCCCGAAAGAATGACCCCGCCTACGGTGCAGATCACCTGTGCGGGATCGTAGGAACCTGTCAAAGTAGCACTCATTCATCTTCTCCTTAGAGTTCGTATGCCAGAGCACCAGTGATTTCCACAACGTGGATCGCACCAGCAAGGCGAGCGGTAAAGCCCAGCGAAAGGATCCGGGACGCCTTAATGCTGGGCGCCAGTTCCACGGAACGCGGGTAAGTGATAACGAAGCCCGGAACCGTGTTACCGTTGGCGTCCAGTTCGTCCGGTGCAATACCACCAACATTCACGCCTTCCTGCAATGACTTCCGCAGGTTATTGACGCAGAGCTGGATGCCCGAATCGGTGTAAGGCACCTTATCGCGGTTGATCATCATCTGGGTCATATTGACCTGGATGGTATCCTTGAGCCAGTCGCGGAAACGAATCACGTCAATCCATTCGCCTGCAGACACTTTGCCAGGGTTTGTCAGCGCCACTTGGGACTGGTAGAACTCGAACGTGTTGCCTCCCTTATTGACCACAGTTTGCTTCTGGGTCGCAGTCAGCGGGGACGGGGTCACGCTTGCAAGACCCTTCAGCGCCCAAGTCTCAGCGCCAGGCTGGATGGTGAAGACGCGAGCGGCCCAAGCTGCATCCGGATATTCCGTTGCCGCATTGGTGTGGAACAGAGCTGCCGTGCGATAGTAACGGGTGTTCTTCAGCACGCTCAAAAGATCGGTTGTCACACCAGCGTTGAGGACATCCGCTTCGTCCGTTGCGGTAATGAACAGGCGGTTATTTGCTTCCGTCCATTCCGCTGCGTCAAGCTGCGTCTGCTTCACACGCTCAACCATCACCAAGCCATACCACGACTGATCTTCGTCTGCAATGGCGTTGAGGTCGTCTGCAACTGCGGAAGCAGCAGCCAACGGACTGATCGTGCCCCATTGCAGGTGAGTCAGCAAGTTGATGGAATCGATGTTGGTCCCGATCCATGCCACTTCCAGCGTGTCACCAACGACGGTCGCAGTAATGATCTCGTCGGTGTCTGCGAGTACAGCAGCAGCGAGGCCAGCAACCACTTCAGCAGCGGTAGGCGTACCGTCAGCCGTGTAGCTGTACGTCTGCGAACCGACGGTGAAAGAGTAGGTGCCCAGCGCGATCAAGTCTGCGACTTGGATCACGCCCTTCAACACCGAACGTCGGCCAACTTTGATCTGGCGGGGACGCGGAATCTGACCGAATGCATCCGACAGTGCGGTCAGCACTTTCGGGGGCAGATCGTCTTCAGCTGCTGCGTTGTAACTGGTATAGACCCGCACACGTTCAGGGAACGTCATCAGCGGGGCGACAATCATCGGAGTTCCGAAGTTGCCTCGCGCAACACCAGTCGTCTGGAGCGCGATTTGTACTAGAACAATATCGTCAAGGGTTGCCATCGAAAACTCCTTATATCAAATCAAGCCCACTATAACACAACCGTGATGACTTCCGCCAGATCGGGATTCGTCTCATCAAACCCTGGAGTCTGATTGGTGACGTAGCCTGCAGAAGTTTCAACGGTGTCGATCCAGCCCACACGGTCCAGAAGTTCCGTGCCAAACCGAACAAACAGATCCACACTGGCGCGGGGTTCCAGTTGCGAATTGTCTAGCTTGTACGGGACGTTGAGTACATCTCCAACATCGTACAGCGCAATCTTTTCAACCTGCCATGCTTCGCTGACAGTCGTGCGGGACAAGTTGTCGCGCAGATCAGCGCAAGCAACGTCAGAATCAGGCCCGAAGCGTTGCACCTGTACCGTGATCTCCCGCACACCGCTGACCGTCTGGTCGCCATTGGCATCTACACCTTGGCTGTAGGCGTCTTCTCCCACTGCTCGCTGTGCAGCAAGGCGGATCGTCCAATACGGCAGCGGGGGACGCGGTGCGTTCTGGTCTGCAAAGACCAGCGTCTCCGCACCAATGAGCGCCTTCACCAGCGTGTAGAGGGTAGCTTTTACAGTCATTTCTTAACCGGAAGTTTCTTGGCCCAGGCTGCACCTTCTTTGCGGCCAACGCTGATATTGATCGCTTGCATCTGTGCAGTGGCTTTCTCTTTCGCAGCGGGGCCAATATGGCACTTGCCACCCTCCGCTTTGAAACCCTTAACACCGTTCAAGGTGCATTCAATGACTTTTGCAGGCATATCAAGGCTCCAAATTAATTTGATGAATACTAAGCATGACCCCTGCGATAGAAGGGTAACTCCCAGAAGCGGGGTAACTAATTAACCCCACATCTTTCGTGACATCTGTGCAGGCGTGCATGAAACGAACCCGAGTATTATCTACAGGAGTGTGAACCGCAAACCCCAGTGATTGGAACGCCTTACCATTTGCTTCGTCCGCTGCAAGACTTAGCCGACGCCCGCTTCCTGGGAAATTACTGAAAGTTCCAGCGGGAGGTTCTTTAGTCTGAGCCCAAAGCGTCCAATCCACAGCTCCAGTTCCTATCTTACGCACAACATGAAAACTCAGCATCCAGCTATACCAGCCAGCCTTCTTGATGACAATTTCATTGTTAAGAATGTCCCACTCAAAAACGTCAGTGTGGCTGTTGAATAGTTGAGTATTAAATTGAACAACCTGTCCGACGTCATTTGTTGTGCAACGCTGAAAGACTTCAACAGTTTCATTGATATTCCCAAGGCGAAGGACATTTGCCAACTTGAGCGCATTAATCTCGTCTTGGGCAGTAGCATTCAGTTTCCCTGTCTGCAGAGCCTCTATTTCTGCTTTTGCATGAACGAAATTCTGGCGCACACTTGCCGTCGTTGCTTTTCCGAATACAGGGACAGCCACGTTTATATTGCTTGCCATTTAGGGCCTCTTCAATGTGCCTGACAGCCAGTCAGCGGTCGTTGTGAATTTGAACACCTTTGCGCCAATGTACTTGAAGTGATTAATCACCCCTGACTGGTTCGTAAAGATGCTGACGAGTTCGTATCCATAGCCCTCATGGACAATGATATCAGGCTGCACACCCTCACCGTCCGCGGTCACTTTCAAGCGGTCGCTGGTGTAGAGCTTTATGAAGTCCGACAGATGACGCCCTTCGGGAAGCGCGTGCAGATCTTGCCCCATGACCACAGCTTGCGCCGACGCCATTGTGGTCAATGCAGTGCGCGAGCCAGCAGCCCACACGCCATTCGTATAAGCGCCCACCGCTTCGCGCAGGACGTCTTTCTGTTTGCGGAAGCTGCTCATGGACGGCGCCCTCGAATGCTGATTTGCACAGCGTTTGCCATTGCACCAGTATCCACCAGCGTCTTCGTTGAACCTTTCTTGGCAGCAATCGTGCTCGGTGCCAAGCGGGGAAGGAAGTTCCGCCCCGTGATTGTGTTCTGGATGCGTCCAGCGTGCTTCTGCCCGATCACGGTCAGTGCCTGGTTTGCTGTGCGCTTCCCTTCGACCATCGCGCCAGCCTGGCGCTTGAAGTCGGCATCAATTTCCGCCACGTTCTCGTCGAACGATGTCGCCATGAACGGACGGGAGGGAACATCGTCTGTTCCGAATTCATTGTAGGTGGCATATTCAGCTATGCTTTCACCTTCGTTCTGGGAACCCTCAAGAATACCGACCGCAACTTCCATCCCCTTGGCTTTCTCAAGCTCACGAACGATGTTGTTCCAGCCCCGGTCGATATCCTTGACGGCCGCCATTACGAACTGCCCCGAGTCATAATCGCCGAACCAAAGCAGGCCCGCGTGACGTCAAGGTACTGCTGACCGTAGGTCGTAGAGCCTAAAACGGTGTCGCCACCCTTCATCCCGCCATAGCTACGTTGCAGATCCCCTTCTTTCTCGCTGGTAACGGGCCCCAGGGCCGCGGCGCCACCTTGGCCCGAGCGTGTGGTAAGGGACAGCATGTGCGCGGCGTACAGCGCCCGCGCCATTGCTGCCCGCTCGGTGTCCAAGCTGCCGACATTCACGAGGTTTCCAGCAACTGACAGCCATTGATTCACCGTTGCGTCAGCAACGCTGGCAAACTCTGGCGCCAGGAGCCGGAAATACTCGAGCTCGGTCATTACTCAGCAGCCGGAGCAGGTGCAGCAGGAGCCACAGGGGCAACGGGTGTGCCCGGCTTCGGAGCAGCGGGTTTCGCAGCCGGAGCAGGTGCAGCTTTCACTTCAACAAGTTCAGCCTTGTTGATGGACGCTTCGAAGCCCTTCGGAATGTCCTTTTCCTCGCCCGGAGCGATGGAAACATTGCCCACATGATGCAGGCGTGCGGATACGTTCTTGACTTTCATTTGAATCTCCTGAAGTGAATAGAGGGACTGGCGAACCAGCCCCTCTATTTTACTTAGATACCGTCTGCGAACGCAAAGGCCAGCGGATACTCAATGATCACACCAGCGAAGCGGCTCTCGACAGGCACTTCGAACTCCAGGCCCTTCTGCTGCGGGCTGTACTGCTTCATCATCATCGGAATTTCAAGCTGCCAGTTTTCCATGGAGTTTTCCATGGCGTACATACGGTCTGCACCGCCTGCACCAGCCGCATCCATTTCGACAACCTGCTTGAACTCGACGCCCGGATGGTTCTTCTGCAAGAACTCCAGAATGGTCGTGTCGCTGGCCGTGCTGTTCTGCGTGGTAGCGATCAGGGCATACTGCTCGATCGGCAACCACACTTGATTCACGCGATGCACACCCTTGGACTGAGTGATCACCTTGTTGATCAGCGCATTGACGTCACGAACGATCTTGTCAGCGGTCTTGGTGGAGAAGGCCTTGGACGAACCAGTACCGTCAGCAGCCAGAGTCACTTCCGGGATGTTGGTGTTGGACAGCAGGCCCGGCAGACCGTGATCAGCGTCGCCAGCGAATGCAAGCTGGTTGATCTTTTCTTGGTGTGCGCGAGTTGCAGCCATCGCCTTCTTGCCGTTCAGATTGACACCGGCAAACATGGCCGAACGAATTTCCTGCACGTTGTAGCCGTAGGCGTTGCCAATCGAACGAATCGGATTGGTGAATTCCTTGCCGGTCACATCAGCGCGGGGCAGGTCGTTGGCGTAGTTGGCAATGACCTTGGCCATGCCCACGCTGTCGAACTGGCGGTAGGTGTGAGTCGTTGCACCTTCGGGGATCGCGGTCGAGACAGGCATCAGGACCAGGGCGCTGAGGGCGACCCGCTTGATGTCATAAGTCTGCGACTTGACGAACTCCAGTTGGCGAGCGAAGAAGATGCTCTCGTTTGCGTCGAAGCGACCAGTGTTCTGGATGACGCGGAGGTCAGCTTCGTCGTACTTCATCTGATCTTTGTTCATGTTACTTGATCTCCACGATGGCCAGACCTGCTCCGGTCGTGCCGGTTACGAACTTCACGCTGATTTGCGTAAAGGCTTCAATGCCAGCTGCGACAGCTTCGTCGGTCAGCTTGCCGGTTGCGACCGTGAGGTTCGCAGTAGCACCAGCAACGACAGCATCAGTCGTTTCGACCCACATGCGGCCAGCTTTCAGGACGCTGACGGTTTCATATTGTGCGTACTGCACAACGCCGCTGGAATCCTGGACGCGAGCGTAATCGTGCATCGCGAAACCGACCACACCTGCACCCGCCGTGGCTTTGAGGACTTCGGCTTCCTTGTTGGTGCCGAGCTTGACGGGGTAGGCTACCGGGATCGCTTCTTCAGCGGCAAAGCTGCTGACGCTACGCGGACCGATGCCGTCCAGCATCCCCTTGAATGCCGCGGCGCCGTATTGGCTGATTGTGGTTTGCATTATTTCTGCTCCTTGTTACCGAGTTGAGACATGAAGCCCTTGTAGCTGCCGGCTTCGGACTTGTCATCCTTGCCGTCGTTACGGGGGGCACCGGCTTGGCGTTGCGCGGCCATCGCGACGTCGTTCTTCATGGACACCGTGAGGTCGAACGCTGCATTGACATAGTCTTCCGACTTGCCAGTCAAGTCAGCGTCAGTACGCACGGACTTGATCACCAGCTCCTTGACCTCGCGGTCAGTCTTGCCAGCGCCATCGACCTTGAACGCTTCAGCGACCTTGTCCAGCTCGGCGCGTGCTTTAACTTCAGCACGGGCAGCAGCAAGAGCGTCGGAGCGCACCTTGTCGGTGGATTCCACTTGCGATTTCAGGGTGTCACGTTCAGCAGCGACGGTGTCGAGTTGCTTTTGCAGCGCGTCGGCTCGCGTGGTCAGCTCGGCTTTGTCGCCGCGAAGTTTTTCAACTTCGACAACGACTTCGGGAGCAGCCTGATATTCCAGGCCGCTATCCAGCCGAATACGGCTCAGATTCTCAGGCATAGCATTTTCCTCTTCAGGGTTGAATAAAACGGCATCATGCCGATCAAGATTGAGGCGTGCATTACCCGCACGACCCCGCGGAACGATTGCAAGATGATTGACCCGGATGTTACGCTGGACCGCATCATATTCCTGGCCGTTCCACACGCCAGGCGTCTCTTCAAGATCGACCTTGTAGCCCAGCGACAGCTCGCGCTTGCCGCCCTTCATTACTTTGTCGATCATCTCTTGATCGAAGATGGTAATTGGTGCAACCACATTGTCACCGTCCTGCTTTCCGGCCTCCTGCATTACACCAACAGAAAGCCGCTTGGCGTTCTTCGCTGTAACAGGTTCGCCTGGATGCTCATCGGTGATGGGCTTGCCAGCATACGTTGCAAGAGAATCCGCCTTGAATACTTCCTCGGGCGGACGCAATTCGCGTCGGATCGTGCCGTCGGCGTTCTTATACATCTGAATGCCAGTGCGGCCTACGATCGGCGTGTCAATCAAATACCCCTCGTCAGTGCGAGTGGCTTTGATTGCTGTACGGTCATATCGGATCGCTTCCATGGTCAGGAGTATATGCGGGGTTGATTCATATTGCAAAGCCCTTGATTCATCAAGTTTCGTCCCACACTGCTTCAGCCCTACACCGGCAGCGCACAGGCTGTCCAGGGTGCTCACCGCCCGCACCCTCTTTCCAGGTGTAGGTGTCCCCGTTGCGGTCAGCGTGCTCGGGCCTTACGCGGCTGTCCTGCACGCTGCGCCATATGTACTGCTCCACACCAACACTCTGCAGGCGGTAGCGTGTAAGGTCAGCATTCAACTTCAAAGTCTGGTCTTGTGCAATGAGCTTGGCGCGGTAATCGCTGACACCGTAGCGGGCCTTGATTTGTTCCTTGAGTTCCTTGACGGACTGCCCGTTCATTACACCGCGTCGAATGATACCTTCCAGCTCGGGATGCAGACGTGTCGGTAAGGATTTGATGAGTGCGGTATTCTCGCTGATCCAACCTTCGGCAAGCGGTTTCAAGAACGGTTCGCTGCGGAATACATTCACGCCAAGGATGGAACTCGAAGGCGCACCGGGCATCACAGGGGGCAGCGTCAGCCCGGTGTTTGCTTTCACAACCAGCTTGAACTGACCCTCGTTGAACTTGCTGACCGCGTTGAACTGCCCAGGCAATCTGGTGACCACACTGCCCAGCGCAGTCAGGGCCAGTCGCGCAAGCTCCACCATTAGCGCGTCGAGCGTGTCAATCCAGCTATCCGTTCGTGACTCTACCTTGTACTGAAGTGCAATGTCATCCAGACGCGGAATAAGAACGCGATTCACGTCCGCCTGCAACTGCTTCGAGTATCTCAGCAGAAGGCGCGTGTATTCGCGCTCATGACTGTCAGGATTGTTGAACGTCTTTTTCTGTGCCATTCGGAGCAGTCTTTGTGAGTGTGGCCTGCGCTGCTAGGTCAGCCTCTTCCTTGGCAGCTTCCTCGGCGGTCATAGTGCCTTCCGGAAGTTCGTCAGGACTTTCAATGTCGTAACCCTCGTCCGGAAGCATCTTGCGAATCTCGCTCGCATCCAGTGCGCCGATGTTGTTAAGGATCTCGAACGTCTGCGCCCGCTTGTAATCGGTCTCAGCAGTTTCCTTCTTGGACGGCACAGACAGCGGGTGGAACTTGATGAGATAGTCGTCAGTGTATTTCCCCATGACGTGGAGCTGCACCGTCACCAACTTGTCGAGCTGAGGCAGAAGGATAGTGTTCTGGTCTTGCCCGACTTTGGCGTACCAGTTTTCCAGATCGCTTTTGCCCGTGCTGTTTAAACCGCCTTGCTGCCGGCCAAAGAGCAGGGACTCAGGTATGCCAGTGACAGCACTCAAAGCGAGCCCCAGGCGATCCACAATGTCCGCAACGCCCGAAAGCGCAGTGCTCTTGAGGTCGTAGGTTTCAACCGCGTCAATGACGATCGTGTTATTGATCGAACGGGTCATATCAACCAGATCGACGCGCTTCTTGACCAGTGCTTCCCCGCCCGGGCTGCGGAGCAGGTTTGTGAGCTCGGGGATGCCGTGGATTGCCTGCTGGGCACGCTCAAGCAACTGGTTCGCCCAATAATGGGACATGCCGAAGCGCGTCAGCTGGTCATAACACTGTTGCAGCTTGCTGGCGCCCCATCCGTCATTCCGTTCGCGGATACGGTCAGGTACAGGGGTTCCATCAAACACAAGGCAGCGTGACTCATGGACGGTGTAGGGAGTTCCCTCGATGGGCGACACCATGTAGAGTTGAGTCTTGCCGAAACGCATGTCGTTCGGATCAAGATACTTCTGGTGATGCGTAACTTGCCAACGGTCATAGACGCGCAACTGCTCAAGCGACTTCGCATTCTCGACGTTGAGCGGATCTTCCAGCGTGCCACCGTCATTGATCAGCATGACCACAATGGAGCCGCCGTAAAGCGCACTCCAGCGCAGCGCGTCACACAGCTTTTCCTGAGCGGCAATGTTCTCCAACTCGGCAAGCACTTCACCATCGTCTTCCACACCCTCCAGACAATAGCCTGCCCGCACCATTTCCTCGGAGGGAAGATCAACGATGCGGCGTGCAAATCCGTCACCCTCGTACAGACCCTCTAGCTCGCCATATTGCAGCAGGCGGGGCGTGACCGCTCGCGTGTATGCAGTGCGGTCGTTCTTGGTGCCCACGTTCAGGAAGACGTTTTCATACGGGCCGTCGTCCCGTGTGGCTGGTGCCTGTTGTTCGCTCATAGTACCCTCATCAAGTCATTGCTTCCAGATCAAATTGACTGCCTAGTGCCAATGTGTTGAAGGCGCGTGAGGCTCCATCAACTTGGTCGTCGTGCTCCCCGTTCGGGAACACACACAATTCGTCAAGGAAATCGTCATTCCAATCACCCTCCAGGATATCCACATTGCCGGCTTCGGCTTGTGCGGACAGCGGGTTGGCTCGGGTTTCCTTATCGCCAGACTCAGTTGTAGCGTGGGCAGTGTAACCGGCGAGCTTTCCAATGTAGTATGACGCCTGCTGTTTCCCCGCCTGGCCTGGATCTTGTGGTAGGGATATTTCCGTCGTGTAACCGTCCTGGCTTGCTGTATTGACCAGCAGGCGCTCCACACCAGCAGCAGACTTCCGATCTCGCACGACATTGGCAATGAGGAAGCGACCGTTCTTTTGACGTCCAATCTTAACGCCAGCAGTCCAGTCACCAGCTCCCTCCGTTGCTGCCAAGTCCCATCCGCGGACGAACTTGGTGCCAGCAGGGATTGCACGCACAATCGGGAACCATGCTTTCTTGAACATGCCGCCCTCGCGTGGAGCGGGGCGTTGCTGCAACTGCCCGGCCGCTGCATAGCTGCCCATGGTCTTTTCAAGCGCCTTGACCGTTGCTTCAGGAAACCGTTCAGGGAATAGCAGTTCGCCGTCTTGTTCGCGTGGATCACGGAAGCCAATGCTAGTTACACAGCGACGCTCCGCTTCGAAGCGCATCGGGAGACAGAGGTGCGTATAACCGAGGTCACGTTTGATGATGATGCCCGACGTGTCCTTTTCATTGAGCCGCTGCATGATGACCACGATTGCTGACTCGTCGTTATTCACCCGCGTCGGCAGTGCTTCAGTGAATGTGATTTCAGCGGACTTGAGATCAGCGTCGCTATTCGCATGATCCACGGACAACGGATCGTCCAGCAGCACCCGATCACCCCGCGAACCAGTCATCGACCCGAAGGCCATTGCCTCGCGGAAGCCAGTGCTATCGTTCTCGAACTTGGTCTTGGCGTTCTGGTCGCCTGTTAGCTTGATGGGCCAGCGTTGCTGATACCATGCAGACTGAATCAAGCGTCGCGCTTTCAGGTTGTCCCGCACCGCCAAGTCTTGTTTGTGTGCTGTGCCCAGATAGCGCATACCGGGCAGACCCTTGGGCCCCCATTCCCACGAGGGCCACAGTACGCCAGTGAGCAGGCTCTTCATGCAGCCCGGTGGCACGTTCATGAGCAGTCGCAGGATCTCCCCGCGTGTGACCGCTTCCAGGTGTTCGCAAATAGCATCAAGCGACCAGCCCCATTTCAGCTCGGAGGTAGGCTCCAGCACGGGCCACGCCATCTTAACGTATTCGGCGAATGACTCCTTTGCGATTTCGCGGTCGAATGCAATCAGGTCAGGCAGCATTGGGATAGAGCTTCTTCTTGATAGCCAGCTTCTCTTCCAGCGTCAGGTGACTCATGTCGTGCTCCGCTTCAGTGAGCTTCACTTCGGACTTAACAGGAGCCTCGATGCCAATAATCTTGGCCAGCTGTGTAAGTGCAGCAACACGGGCCGAGCCGCTGTTGAACCTGCTGTGTGCTTCACGGTACAGACCAGCGACAATCTTCTTGCGATGCTGGTCTTCTTCGGTAAGGATGCCGAACTCCGCTTCCTTCTCTTTGATGAGCTTCAGCGTATAGGGTTCGGTGAGGAACTGTTTGGCGTACTGTTGCGCGAATGCTTCTTGGTAGCCAAGGCGAATAGCTGCTCCGAACGCATCGTAGTCAGCAAGGTATTCCGCGACAAAGCGTTGGCGCAATGCCTTCTCTTGCTTTGTCAGGGTGTTCGCCAGTTCGCTCACGCCATACTCCAGATAGATGTTAATTCAATCGGAGTATAGCGGAGCTCCCTTCAATCTAACAAACGGCAGACCTCAGACTCGCGGAACTTCACCCTGCTGTACCTTGCGCTCAACCCATTCCTCGAACCATGCCAGGAATGTGTCCATATCGAACTCTGCCCGGGCCTGCCTCTGGGCGCCCGCGGGCAAGTGCAACCACACCAGCGTCACACAGCGCCACTTCTTACCGTTCTGGCGGTACAGCAGCACAGGCCATTCGTCGTTATCTTTTGCAGCCGTGGCGCACTGTGCCCACCATGTGTTGATTGACAGTGCTTCCTGACGCTTCACTTCGATAGCCAGGCCAAAAGTATTGGACAAGTCGCTGCCACCAACTGCGCTCTGATTCTGGTTGCGCTGGATGATAGCCTTGTCCGGGAGCGGGATCCCGTTGCGCTCCAGCACCTTGCGAACGACTGGCTCCAGCACACGCTGAATCTCGCGCTCCCCTTCCTGCCCCTTCTGCCTGATATTGATTGCCATACTCACCTCGATAAAAGTAATGATTTCCCCATTGACCGACATACTGCATCTTTCGACGCCATATCGGTTTGGACTTGACCTCGTGATAGTGCGTGGCGCCACCTGTGAAGTCCTCCATGTAGAGGGCTTCAAGCGCGGACTGCTTTGCACGCTTCCATTCTACACTGCTCTGATCCGGACGCTTGTGACGGTGCAGCACACCGCCCTCCGAGTCTGTCACAGTCCAGCTGAATTGCTTGGGCTCGAATACAACGTCGCACACGTCTTTTTCAAGACCGTTCCGATACACCCTATTGAGGGTGACCAGTGCCACGGCGTGCTGGCCCGCTACAGGCTCCCCGCGTGCTTCCTTGAACACGTTGAGAGCTAGGCATGTCAAAGCTATTTCAAATCCTGTCATCCGATTGGTTTCCCTTCGTAACGATACCAGCTTGGCTTCATTGCAATCTTTTCAGCGATGCGCGTTCGTATGATGCACAATGCTTCAGGAGTTGCAGTGTAATGGCCACACCAAGGCGCCGCAAGCATGGTTCCGTCCGGGTCAAGTTCCGACTCACGATTGAAGTTGATACCGCGTCGCTCAAGCTCCTGCCTCAGCAGTGCATACCGCTCCACCAAGTAGGCACCCTTATCGTAAAAGAAACTCACGTGACCAGTGTTCAACGTGAATGCCGGCGGGATACGCTTCAGCACGCTCCGCACCGCGTCAGTCGTAAGCAGGTGACGCCGTTGTGCCGCTGCAATGCTGCGAGCAAGGGACTTGGGCACCATTTTGATTTCACGGAACTCCGCGAACAAGTGTTGGTCCATAAGCTCTTGCGGTGGAACCAGATTGATTCGTGTCATTTCACTTTTCCTAAGACAATCGCGTACAGGTCTTGAACGACCTCCGCAGGCTGCACATTATGCTGGCGTGCGAACTGTTCCACAACCATGGCAAGCCCTTCAAGAACGAAGACGCCGTCCGTACAGAGTTCGACGGTGCCTCTTATCTCGTCACCTCGCTGCACCAGCGACACCCGCATCTTATTCACCAGCGTCTCCCGCTCCTGTACCGTTCGTGACAGGTGAGCACCCTGTCCAGGGCAGCACGCCACCCGCCGTTGAACATGCGACGGATCATGTATGAGCGCAGCACGCTGACCACAGTGTGACCCGCGACAATCAGGAAGTTCTGCATCGCGGTGGCGGTGACACCTGTCCAGTGCATAAGCGCCGCATTGACTGCGAACGCAAGTGCAAGCCCGACAAGAGTGTTCGTTATTGCTTCGACGAGAGACATTGCTTTAGATTGGATCATTTGGATGCCTCGTCTTCCAGCATAGCAATCAACCCGTCGAAGTCTTCGGCCGGACCAAGCAAGTCAGCAATCGGCCGGACAACCTGTTCCAAGTCAAGGCCGTAATCTTCCGCAATACAAGATAGATAGTCTTCGCGGTCGTTGTAACCGTTCTCGCGATATACGTTGCTCATGGCTGGTACCTGTCCCTTCCGACGGTGCATTGCTCGTCAAGACGCTTGTTCGGTGCAACGTCCTCAGCACGCATTTCCTGGAACCGTTGCAGACTGTCGATTGCTTCCTGAATGTCCTTGCCGACGTCCTTACCTGCACCGCGCCCACCAGCGACCAGCAACTTCTTGACCGCGTGCTGGATGCAGGGGTCCGTGACGTTGAATAACGCCAGCACCCGATAGACGTCGATGGTTTCAAGGTGCCGCACGTCCTTGTGATAGTGCGGATGTTTATTGCCTACGCTCATATCAAGCTCCTTTGTGATGGAAGGCTAATTTTAAGCGCGGAACCACCTTGAACGCAACGCACGTTATTAGTGACCACATGACGATCGTCTTACGACATGCAATTCCGGCGCGTGTTGTCTGCGTGCATCCATTTAATTTCGTTAAAAAGCCGAACTCACACCGATAGCAAAAAGAACGCGGTGATTTCAGCCCTTGCTAATGCAGTCTGGGCATAATAAACCGCTGAAATACATACCGAGGCTAATTGCTGCAAACCCTTACCAGTGCTCCTTATATACCCTATATACAATATATAAATTAGTAATTAGTAGTATAGATATAGAGTATATTTATTGGTATGATGATGGTGATCAGTAGCGGGGTCTCCATACCACCACCAAAAAGAAAAGGTATTACTAGAGCCATACGCTATTTTCTGCTAATTGCTAATTGCATTATTTTCCACCTTTTGCATTAGCAGCCGGTGAGCTTTCGCTATCTTTTAAGCATCGCGGGTGACAGGTTTTATTCGTTTGTGCTCAAGGGTGATCGCCATTAAACTGCACCTCACATCCACCAGCTAAGGAGTCATCAAATGTACCAACACAAGTTCGCTGAACAACGTCAGCACCTGTTCCATCCAGACCATGCGGAGGAATTGAAAAAAGCGCACGCGGACATGGAAGCCCGCCTGCCCGCACTTCTTATAAATGCAGGATTTCCCGAAGAGCATATTCCAATCATTAAGGACCAGAAGGCGGTCGCGTTGGACTGTGTAAGGTGGGGCCATTTCCCGCTTAGAATTGAAGTGACTCACAGTGTGGTCAAAGACGCTCCCGATGCCGAGTTGCTTGCAAGCCAGCACGAGCGAATCCAAGAACGGTTCGAAAAGGAGTTCCAATACTTCGCCAGACCGTTTTATCAATTCACAATGGGCGATCCTTGGTGGAGCGGTGAGCATGTGTTTCTTGTGCAGGATGCGAACAGTTACCTGATGCACTGTAAATATGAAATGGAGCTGCGTTTCGAAGATGTGCGTGATTGGAAACCTAAGAGACGCGGTCGCCCTCGCAATGACGCTGCACACGCTGCCAAAGCGGAACAGGCTTCGCGGTATAAGGAATGGATCGAAAGTTGTCGCGCTTATAAGCAAGAGCTGCAAGATAAAACTGATGAGCTGCGCGACGCTGAAATTGCGGTCAAGCCACAGGTGGAAGCTATTGAGCGGGAATGCGCTGCTCGTATCGCTGAAGTGCAAAAGGTTGTCCAGGAGCAGAGGGTCGCACTCAACATGCTTAAGGCACGCGGCGCCCCGAAGTGGATGCCTTAACGCACGTTGCGAGGATCAGCGCGGCTCAGTACAATGGGCACCAATTACTCCACCACAGGATAGCAATCATGACGTCGAAAGCTAATGACGCCCAGCGTGAATTTGATGAACGCTATATCTCCAGCACGGAGATCATGCAAACCATGGGCGTCACACGAACCACAATCTTATCTGCCCGCCGTACCGGCAAGCTCCCTGACCCGATCGACATCCAGGGCAAGATCTTTATCTGGGAACGTGACAAGGTGAAGCCTTACCTTGACGCCTGGAAGATCGTGCTGGATGTTCGTCGGGGAGCTGCTGCATGATTCCAGTCCAATGGGAAAGGCTCCCGGACGAGTTGCGGTATGTGCCTAAATGGTGCGTCGCTGCTCCCGACAAGAGCCCATACACAACAAGCGGACACCGGGCCAGTGTAACGGATCCATCCAACTGGTCAGACTGGTATAGCGCGTCGCTTACAGCGGCCCAATGGGGCAACGGTGCAGGTATTGGCTTCGTGCTGTCGGAAGCCGATTGCTTCACCTGCATTGACCTTGACGTCAAAGACAACACGCCGCCGGAGCAGCTTGAGCGGTTCTGGAAGATCGTGCAAGCGTTTGACAGTTACACTGAACGCTCGCGCTCCGGTAAGGGTCTGCACGTCTGGATCAAGGGTAAGGTGGGCACAGGTTGCAGGCGTGACGGTGTGGAGGTGTATAGCCAGCAACGCTTCATGATCTGCACAGGGGACGCACTGCCGGGATTCCAGAAACCTGTAGAGGAACGTCAAGAGCTGCTTGACATGCTGGTTGCGGAGATTCGTGCTGCTGCACAGACCAATCATATTGAACTGGTGGAGCAGGATGAAACAATTACCGACGAAGCTATCTGGCAAAGGGCGGCTGACGCTGCAAACGGAGATAAGTTCCAAGCCCTCTGGACAGGGGAATGGGCGAAGCTCGGTTATCCCTCACAATCCGAGGCAGACTTGTCTCTGCTGTCTATGCTGTGCTTCTACACCAAGTCCAATGAACAAGTTCGCAGACTGTTTCGCTTGTCAGGTCTCGGACAGCGGGACAAAGCACAAAAGAACAATCGTTATATCGACCGCACGCTGGCAATGATCCGCGGCCGGCAGCAACGCGAGGACGCTGCGGCAGCGCAAGCACAGGCCAACGCTGTGCAGCTTGTGGAGCGTGCTGCGCCCGTGAAGCTGCTGCCCATACCCATTGAGTCGCAGATCGAATGGCCTCCAGGCATGGTAGGCGTGTTGGCACAATGGTTCTATGCCCTTGCCCCGCGACCAGTGCGCGAGGTTGCTATCGTGTCGGCGCTTGGGCTGGTGGCAGGCATCTACGGACGTGCATACAACATCAGCGGCAGCGGACTCAACCTGTATATGGTTCTCGTCGCTCGCAGTGCTGTGGGCAAAGAAGCCATGCACAGCAGTATCAGCAAGCTGTCACACCTTATGATGAGCGCAGGGGCGTCAGCGTTCTCCAATTTTGTGGATTTCAGCGACTACGCATCTGGCCCGGCACTGGTGAAAGCGATCAGCAATAGTGAGACTGGCAGCTTTGTCAATGTGGCTGGTGAATGGGGTCGCAAGCTGCGGAAGATGGGTGATGACCACACTGAAGGTCCGATGTCGTCTCTGCGTACTGTGATGACAAACCTGTATCAGAAGTCTTCCGCAGGAACCATCGTTGGCGGTATCGGGTACAGTGACAAGGAAAAGAACATCGCATCGACGAACGGTGTTGCATACAGCATGATCGGCGAAACAACACCGGACACGTTCTATGAGTCGCTGACGAATACAATGATGCAAGACGGGTTCATGTCACGCTTCATTGTTGTCGAATACACTGGTCTCCGCCCCGAGTTCAACACGGCGAACACTGTTCCGATTCCAGGCGACCTATACGAGATTCTTATCAACGGCGCCACTGCTGTTATGCACTGTCCGGCGGGAGGTTATTTGGACGTCGCTATGTCCCGCGAAGCGCAGATCATGCTGGACGCATTCGACAAGCATTGTGACCAGCAGATCAACGCAACGGACGATGAATCCTGGCGCCAGATGTGGAACCGCGCTCACCTGAAGACTTTGAAGGTTGCTGCACTGCTAGCAGTGACGGACAGCCCTGCGGCCCCTGTTGTTACAGAGGAGCACGCGGAATGGGCGCTCAACCTGATACACAAAGACATCAAGATTATGGGTCGCAAGATGGCAAGCGGTGACGTCGGTGACGGTGACATTGCACGCGAGCGGAAGCTGCTGTCCGTGCTGCACGACTACCTCACGCACCCCGTCGCGGAAGGGTACAAGGTATCAGACGACATGCGACGCGCTGGTGTGGTCGCCCGCAAGTACCTCCAGATCCGCTTGCAGCGCACGAACTCATTCGTGAAGCACAAGCTAGGCCAGACACTTGCACTTGACCACACCATCCGCAGCCTGTGCGATAGCGGGTATCTTGTCGAAGTGGCAAAGGATAAGATTCCGGCCGAATGGAACTTCCATGGGAAGTGCTACCGTATCGTGAGCCTTCCTGATGTCAATTAGAACTTGTGACGTAACGAGCGTCACGGTAAAGTAACGAACGTGCATTCCGCACTCTTTAGGAGAAACCAGATGAATATCACACACCCCGAGCTCGTCGCTGCGCTTGCAAAGCCTGGCGCCGACATTGTTGCAACCCTGACGCCTGAGGATGCACACGCGCTGCACATGGCAGTCGGCATCAGCGGTGAAGCTGGTGAGCTGCTGGATGCTGTTAAGAAGGCAGCGATTTACCGCAAGCCCATCGACCGTGAAAACGTGATCGAAGAGATGGGTGACCTCGAGTTTTACATGGAAGGTCTGCGCCAGGGCTACGGCATCGCCCGCGAAGAAGTGCTCGCGCACAACATCGCCAAGCTGTCCAAGCGTTACAGCTCCGGAACGTACAGCGACAAGCACGCCCAGGAACGCGCCGACAAGGCTTAACCATGGCGCACACAAAACATTCTCATCTGACCGACACCGAGCTCTTGAGCTTGGTGGATGAAGCTCGGTCAAAGAGCCCGTTGATCGACGAGCTTGCTACGCGCCTCGAGCGGGAAATGAACGTCGCTAAGTCCGGAACCTGGACGCACGACTGCCCCGTCTGCGAAGCCCCTTTGAACTGCACCATTTCTGACGATGGTGAAAATCTTACTCTGGAGACAACATGACCAGCATCCCCGCCAACACTGTATCGCAAGAAGACCTTGCGGAATGGTATCGCCTGCAAGAAGAGCTCAAGAAGATCAAGGCGTCCGAAATGCTGCTGCGCCAGAAGATCTTCGCAGCTTACTTCCCGTCGCCCAAGGAAGGCACCAACGACGCACCGCTCGACGGCGGGTATGTGCTGAAGGGTAAGCACACCATCAACCGCGAGGTCGATCCTGGGGCCCTTGGTGCGCTGAAGGACAAGCTGCTGGAAGCTGGTATCAAAGCTGACGCGCTGGTGCAGTACAAGCCTTCGCTCGTGCTGAAAGAGTATCGCACGCTGACCGAGGAGCAACACCAGCTCTTTGACCAGTGCCTGATCGTTAAGCCCGGTTCGCCGGCCCTCGAAATCGTGTTGCCCGCAAAAGCAAAGAAAGCAGGTGAGCAAGCATGAAACAAGTTCTTGATCATGGTCTGGTGCGGCTGGTGGATCACATGGGCAACGACCTGTCCATTGTCCGCGCCGCTCGCGTCAGCTACGATGCTGACTGGCGTACTGGTGAAGATGAGGGTAAGGACGAGAAGCTGATCGCCTACCTCATGAAGAACCATCACACCAGCCCGTTCGAAGCTGTCACCTTCACGTTCGAAGTCAAGGCTCCGCTGTTCGTGTTCCGCCAGTGGCACCGTCACCGGACGTGGTCTTACAACGAAGTGAGCGCACGTTACAGCGAGCTTCCGGAAGAGTTCTACGTTCCCGAGCTGTCCGACATCACGCACCAAAGCGAGTCGAACAAGCAGATGCGAACCAGCCAGCAGCACGACAACGCGCTTCTGATGCAGAGCTACATGCGGAAGTCCATGATGGATGCGTTCGCGCTCTACAAGGAACTGCTGGCGCAAGGTTGCCCGCGTGAGCTGGCACGAGGTGTCCTTCCGACTTCGACTTATTCGCGCATGTTCGCAACCGTCGATCTGCATAACCTGTTCCACTTCCTGCGCCTGCGCTTGCACGAGCACGCCCAGAAGGAGATCCGCGTCTATGCGGAAGCCATGCTGGAACTGGTTGAGCCGGTTGTTCCCTACGCTGTGGCCGCATTCAAGGAGACCATGTAATGGCACGTGATATCCAAGTTCTTCAGCGCCTGCTGCCCAAGCCCGTGACGTATCACGTCGCCAAGGCTTTGGGTGTGCAGCCCCCGCCGATGCTGGTTACGTTCAAAGACCAGCGTGGAAACATCCGTCTGGAGATGGTGCCACTGTGAAATTGGTAGCGAGATCTGAAGCTCTAGAGCAAGGTTTGAAACGGTACTTCACCGGCAAGCCTTGCGGCCGAGGTCACATTGCTGAACGTGCTGTGTCGCACCGTGGATGCCTGCAATGCCACGCGGACGATATGTTCATTCGGCAGTTAAATGACCCGCAACACGCTAGAGAATTGGATGCTCGCTCCCGAGCTCAACGACCTTGGGACAGCTTGCGCCACCTCAAAGAGAATTACAACTCCGAAGAGTGGCGCAAGAAATTGAACTATGCTTCAACAAAGAATCAAGAGCGTCGTGACTACAGTGTTGGGACATTAAGCCCTGACATTCGTGAGCGTCTTTATAAAGCTCAAAACGGTCTATGTAACGGGTGCGGAAGTGAGTTGAATGAATCCCATCTTGACCATGTGATGCCTCTTTCACGGGGCGGCACAAATACCGACGACAATGTTCAACTATTGTGCCCTCGCTGCAATCTATCAAAAGGAACGAAAACGATGGAGGAATGGAAATGATATCCAAACCGATGCTCGCTTCCGATTACGACGAATCCAAGATTCGTTTTCCGGTCATTGCACAGCCCAAGATTGACGGGGTTCGTGCGCTGAACATGACTGGAACGCTAACCGGGCGCAGCTTGAAGAAGCACGCCAACCGGCATGTGACTGGATACTTCAGCCACTCGTCGTTGGCGGGCTTCGACGGTGAAATGGCTGCGGAGCACGAGTGCCACCCTGACTTGTGCAGGCTGACCACATCCGCACTCAGTACCATCGACGGCGCCCCGTGGCTCATGTGGCATGTCTTTGACTATGTCACGCCCGAGACCGCTCACCTGCCGTACGAGCAGCGTCTTGTGGCAATGGCAGCGCGTGTGGCGCAGTTGCAAGCGGACCCGCATCTGCACGACTTGTCCCATCACCTGCGACTCATACCGTCGGTGATGTGCGCCACACTGGAGCAACTGCTGGAGGCGGATGCTGTGTGGTTGGACATGGGTTACGAGGGCACCATCATTCGTGACCCGCAAGGACTGCACAAGCAAGGGCGCTCCACTATCAAGGAAGGCGGACTACTTCGAATAAAGCGGTTCATTGACTTTGAAGTGGAGGTGACGGAGATCCTGGAGGGTGTCACAAACACCAACGAGGCGCAGACCAATGAACTTGGATTGCAGTTCCGTTCCACGCATCAAGAGAACATGGTGCCCAATGGTATGGTCGGCGCAATGATGGGTCGTGTCATCAAAGACATCCTTGATTCGAAGGGTGCAGTTCTGTTCGCTGAAGGTTCTATCGTTAAGATCGGAGCTGGCAGCATGACACATGATGACCGTGTGCGGTACTTCAAAAAGCCCGGCCTGTTGATTGGGCAAATTGCCAAGGCGAAGATGTTCCCCAAAGGCGTCAAGGATAAACCGCGCTTTCCGACGTTCCAGTCCATTCGAAGCAAGACGGACTTGTAATCAATACACAAACCCGCGTCACTGCTACAATGCTTTCACCGTAGCAATACGAGACAACCAAGGAGCCACAATGGCATTGAATTTCACAACTACCGACCGCGCTGCACAGCTGAATGGCGTGAAGGTGTTGGTGTATGGCGGCGCGGGGATGGGTAAGACCGTTCTAGCGAGCACTGCACCAGCTCCGTTCCTCATCTCCGCTGAAGGCGGTGAGCTGTCTTTGCGTCACGTACAGATGCCCATGGCAAAGGTCACCACAGTGGAAGACCTCAAGGACATCTATGCCTGGTGCGAGCAGTCCCACGAAGCGAAGCAGTTCCAGACCATCTGCATCGACAGCTTGAGCGAGATCGCTGAAGTTGTGCTCAACAATGCAAAGCGGCAGGTTAAAGACCCGCGCCAAGCATACGGTGAGCTGATCGAGAAGATGGAAACGACGATCCGCATGTTCCGCGACCTTCCTGGACGCAACGTCTATATGAGCGCCAAGATGGAGCCCACCAAGGACGAGCTGACAGGTGTGGTCAAGTACGGCCCAGCGATGCCCGGTAGCAAGCTCGGGCAAAAATTGTGTTATTATTTTGACTTTGTAATGAGACTCGGGGTCAATAAGCTGCCCAACGGGGAATCCTACCGCTTCCTTCAAACTCAGCCCGACATGCAGTATGAGGCAAAAGACAGAAGTGGAATGCTCGCCCCTGTAGAGAAACCCGACTTGACTCACATATTCAACAAGGTATTTCAACGATGAAAAGCCCTCGCGATCTTACAGGTCAAAAATTCGGAATGCTCACTTGTGTTGAACCTGGCCCTCGAATTTACGGGAATAGAACGACATGGGTGTGTCTGTGCGAATGCGGAAATGTCTGTACCAAGCAAACCGAGCATCTTAAGAGCGCCCTTCACTGTGGATGTGGATTTAAGAAAGGTAATAACTTCAAGCACGGGCACACAGTTGGCGCGAAGCCCAGTAGAACTTATCAATGTTGGTGTGCTATGAAAAGGCGCTGCTATAACCCCGCGTGCGAGGATTATGAAGACTATGGCGCGAAAGGGGTGCGGGTATGTGAGGATTGGCATAAGTTCGAAAACTTTTTGAAGGACATGGGCGAAGTTCCTGAGGGACTAAGCATTGACAGAATTGATCCGTTCGGTAACTACGAGCGAAGCAATTGCCGCTGGGCAACGGCAACAGAACAGGCCCAAAACAAACGGATTCATCATTCAACTTCTTTGGAGAAATAACATGGGTGCCATACTCAACTTTGATGCCTCGCAAGTCGCCCCCGATACTGGTGGCGGAGATCCCGTCCCGGCGGGCTGGTATAACGTGATGATCGACGAGTCGGAAATGAAGCCGACCAAGACCGAAGGCGGTCTGCGTCTGTCGCTGCGCTTCACCATCCTCGACGGTCAGTACGCGAACCGCAAGGTCTTCACCGGACTGAACCTCAAGAACGCCAATCCGGTTGCACAGGAAATCGCGTACAAGCAACTGAGCGCGATTTGCCATGCTGTGGGCATCATGCAGGTACAGAACAGCCAGCAGCTCCACGGTCGGCCGCTGAAGGTCAAAGTCAAGGTCAAGGCAGCTCAAGGCGACTACGAAGCCAGCAACGATATCACCTCCTACAAGAACATCAACGAACAAGTTGATGGCCCTGTTGCTGGTGCCGCTCCTGCTGGCGCTCCTTGGGCAACTGCTCCCGCAGCACCGCAGCAGCCGGCGTGGGCCCCGCAACCCGCAGCCGCCCCCGTAGCACCGGCCCCGCAGTTTGCGCCGCCTGCTGCGGCCCCTGCCCCGGCTGCACCCGCATGGCAACCGCCCGCCGCACAGCAACCGTGGGCCCAGCCTGCTCCGCAGCAACCCGCAGCCGCTCCGGCTCCGCAGTTCGCACCGCAACCGCAAGCCCCGGCAGCGCAACCCGCTCCCGCAGCAGCCCCGCAGCAGCCCGGCGCCACCCCGCCCTGGATGCAGCAGGCAGCAGCACCGGCAGCTCCGGGCGCGACCCCTCCGTGGGCTCAACCGCAGCAGTAATCGCAACGCAACGGGCGCACTCGAAAGGGTGCGCCCTTTTAATTTGAGGTGAGGGATGGACGACGCAGATATCAGCGGCCCAAAGATGGAAATCATTGACGGCGCTGCGATTGATGAAGTGAGAAGAAAAGCCGCTGCGATTCCAGCAGGGAGGCCCGGCGACTGCGACCTGTGTGGCGAGTTCAGCGGGCGACTGGTCAATGGTGTGTGCGCTCGCTGCCGCGATAAGCACAAGCTGCCATGAAAGACAAGTTCAAAAGGGTTCATATGAAAGTCGCGCAAGCCTACGCGGGACTTTCATATGCACAGCGACGTCAGGTCGGATGCGTCATTGTGATTGATGACATCGTCGTTCCTGGCTACAATGGGACGCCCAGCGGATGGGATAACCGTTGTGAAGTTCCGGACGGTTCCGCTACACTGCCAGAAGTAATACACGCAGAGCAGAACGCGCTGGACAAGATTATTCGAAGCACGTTGAGCAGCGTTGGCGCCAGTGTGTTTGTTACGACCGCGCCTTGCATCGAATGCGCCAAACGGTTGCAGGGTGCAAGGGTCAAAGAAGTATTCTATCGTGACGTGTATCGCAACGAGGACGGGATCGAGTTCCTGCGCCGTGCTGGTATCCACGTTGAAAGGGTTGAAGATGAGAACAGTTCAGAAGGCAGTTAAGACGCTCAAAGCGATCGATGACGCCATTGCAGCGGATCAGGGTGCAGCGTACAGGCAGCACCTCCAGCGCGTGCTCCCGCACATTGGTGACGCATACCGCGGGCACGACGAGCCGTTCCGCACGCACCTTGGCGCATCGGTCATTGGCGGGGAATGTGGTCGCGCCATCTGGTACGGCTTCCACTGGACAACCGTTCCCAAGTTCAAAGGACGCATCCTGCGCCTGTTCAACCGCGGGCACCTTGAGGAAGGTCGGTTCATTGCTGCATTGCTGACGATAGGTGTGCAGATCTACCAGCAAGACGAGAACGGCAAGCAATTCCGCATCAGCGACGTAGGCGGTCACTTTGGAGGCTCGGGCGATGGTGTGGCTATCGGCATTCCGGATCTTCCTGCTGGCACCCCTTGCCTGCTCGAGTTCAAGACACACAATGACAGCTCTTTCAAGAAGCTGCTCAAGGAAGGTGTTCGCGGCGCCAAGTTTGAGCATTATGTCCAGATGCAGACGTATATGCGAAAGATGGGCTTGCCTGTCGCGCTGTACGGTGCAGTGAATAAGAACGACGACGACTTCTGGTTCGAGATTGTAACCCTCGATACAGCAACGGCAGACCAGTTCAGTGATCGTGCAAGACAGATCATTCTTATGCGCGAAGCCCCTGCAAAGCTGAGTGAGTCACCGGGCTGGTTCGCGTGTAGCTGGTGTGACCACAAGCCTGTCTGTCACCTCAAGGCTGCGCCCGCTCGCAACTGCCGGACGTGTCGTTATGCTGAAGCACGCGAGGACGGAACTTGGCACTGCAACAAGGACGACGTCAGCATTCCGAAAGAACTTCAATTGACTGGTTGCTCCGCCTACGAGGTGTTCTGATGTTGCAGCCCCGCTCCTACCAGATTGAAGCGGCCCACAGCGTTCCCAACTACTTCCAAACGAATAGCGGGAACCCTGTGATCGCTATGCCGACGGGCACAGGTAAGTCCGTCGTGATTGCTATGATTCTGCAGATGGTGTATCACTACTGGCCCAGCCAGCGCGTGATGGTTCTTACGCACGTCAAAGAGCTCATTCAGCAGAACTATGACAAGCTGATGACGCTGTGGCCTGCTGCGCCCGCTGGTGTGTATAGCGCAGGTCTTAACCGCAAGGAATCGAACCGTCGCATCACCTTTGCAGGGATCGGATCGGTTGCAAAGAAAGCAGCTCTGTTCGGCCACATTGACCTCGTGTTTATTGACGAAGCGCATCTGGTGAGCCCCAACGACGAGACGCTCTACCAGTTGTTCCTGGCAGCACTCAAGGAAGTGAATCCGAATCTGCGTGTCATTGGCTTCACTGCAACCCCTTGGCGCCTTGGTACTGGTCGCATCACTGAGGACGGTATCTTCACAGACGTGTGCTTCGACATTACAGGGATGCAGGCGTTCAACCGTCTGATCGCTGAGGGCTACCTTGCACCGCTGATCCCCCGCCAGACTAAGATGATGCTCGACATTGACGGGGTTCATATGCGAGGCGGGGAACTCATTGCATCTGAGCTCCAGCACGCGGTTGATAAGTACGAGATCACACAAGCTGCGCTCCGCGAGACGCTGGAGCTTGCACACGATCGACGCCACTGGTTGATCTTTGCTTCAGGTGTTGAGCACGCTTGCAACATTGCCGACATGCTGAACGACATGGGCATTCCAACTGTGGCCATCCACAGCAAGATGGGCGATGCACAGCGCGACCAAGCGATTCTAGATTTCAAGTCCGGCAAGTACCGGGCCGCAGTGAATAACAACGTGCTGACCACAGGGTTCGACTTTCCGGGCATCGACTGCATCGTTGTTCTGCGCCCAACTGCTTCGACGGTGTTATGGGTGCAGATGCTGGGCCGTGGAACGCGCCCCTTCGAGTGTGCTGAGTACAAGAAAGAGAACTGCCTCGTCCTGGACTTTGCAGGTAACACCCGCCGGCTCGGGCCCATCAACGACCCTGTGATCCCTCGCAAGAAGGGTGCCAAGGCTGGTGGCGAAGCACCTGTCAAGCTGTGCGGAAGCTGTGCGACATACAATCACGCCAGCGTGACTCACTGCTGCTACTGCGGAGCGGAATTCAGTTTCCAAGTAAAGCTGAAGCAGACCGCGGCAAGTGACGAACTCTTACGCGGTGACGCGCCACTGGTGGAAGTGTTCAAGGTGGATCACATCACCTACAGCACTCACGAAAAAGCGGGTCGCCCCATTATGATGAAAGTGACTTACTATTGCGGGCTCCGTTCGTTCAGCGAGTACGTCTGCATCCAGCACGACGGGTTCGCACAGCGCAAGGCCCGCCAATGGTGGCGCGAGCGCAGCAGCGCACCGTTCCCGGAAAGCACAGAAGCTGCACTGGTGCAGACGGACACGCTTACAGCAGCAACACACCTCCGCATCTGGGTCAATAAGCAGTACCCCGAAATCTTGTCACACTGCTTCGACGGTACAGCATTCGGGCAGCAGGAAGCAGGCGCACCGCCCACGACGGACACCGCGGCACGGGCAGCAAGGGTCGCGCCTAGCTATGCGGACATGGATGACGACATCCCCTTCTAATTTCCATCAAACTAATTATTTTTGTCAAAGGGCTTGCGCGATCGATTATTCTCTCTTACATTACGACCCATGCACTAACGCAAGTGCAAACATCTTAACCACCGTAAGGAGAACGAAATGACTGCAAACACCAACACCGCTTCCAAGTTTGACGCAATGGGCAAGGAAGAACTCCGCGCTGCCTGCCGCGAAGCTGGCGTCTCTTACAGCAAGCTGAACAATGACGGGATGCGTTCTGCACTGGTTGCTCACTACGCCAAGTCTGAAGAAGTTGCTGCGGAAGTCGAAGCGGAGGAAGAAGTCCGCCCGACGTCGAACGGCATGTCCTTCGCTCAGATTCTTGGGTTATCTCCCGTCGCAGCTCCAGTGCATAGCGGTCCGGTCACCCGCGTGGTTGATGGTAAAAGGGTCGAAGCAAAAGCCCCCAAAGCTAAAGGCGAACCCCGCACCCGCAGCGACAAGCCTGCCGCTCCTGTTGTTCCCCGCGTCTCGCGTAAGGGTTACACCATCCAGAAGGAACGCGAAGAGCGCAACGGTGTGAAGCGTCCGTCTGAAGGTACTGTGTGCGGTAACGTCTGGGCTGAGTTCGACAAGAACCCCGAAATCAAAGCTGGTGAGCTCCAGGCCCTTGCTGACGAGAACGGTTGGAACCGGACGAACGTGTCTTGCGAGTTCTACGCATGGCGCAAGTTCATGGGCATCAAGGGTCGTGCAGCAAAATGAGAACTCTAATTCTTGCGGGCTTGCTTGCGCTGTGTGGTTGCAGCAAGCCCCGGGACTGCGAGTACCATCACACCGAGCCTGGAAAGCCTGCCACTCGGATGTGGATACCGGAGCGCGATGTGTATCGCTGCGCTGACAACGTGTGGGTCTATAGGAGTCGATAAGATGTATTTCGTATTCAACCGCGACACCCTCCAACTCGAGGGGGCTTTCAACAAGCCTAAAGATGACCACACTGAGGACAAGTTCATCGTCCTGGAAATGACGGACAGTCAGACGCCGTTTCGCAAGACTCTGGACAGGCTGAAGGTGACGCACTTGGAAGTCAAGCTGATGTATCGCAACGCTGGAAACATCCAGGGACCGATCAGCGACTACCGTGACAGCATCATTTCATATCTGTATTACCTGCTGGCGTCCGGTAAAGCACTGACAAAGCACACCGTCACGCTGTTTAACGAAGAAACCGAGCCCGTGCAGGCCGGCACAGGCCGCGATCGGCCTGTCGTCAATACGGTAGCACCGGCCAAAATACCGAGCGCACCGCGTTCCGGTAACAGGGTCACCATCTTTGAGGTCGCTGACCGCATGTGGAACGAAGCTGGTTCCCCAAAAGACACCTCCGCCGTGCTTCAGTTGCGTAAGACCATCATGGCAGAACTGGAAGCCAATTACGGCATCAAGAAGACTACGAGTTCGACTGCACTTGGTGAGTGGCAGAAACTCCGACTGAACAATTGACAGCAGTTGCGTTCGTGCGTTCCATTTTATAAACTGCGAAGCACGTCCCGCAGACGTTTTTCTTAAACCACCTTTTGAAGGAATCATCATGTCCGAGAAGACCCAGGAACAACTCGACGCCGAAGCTGCTGCCAAGGCCCAGAAACAAGCCGAGAAGGAAGCCAAGGCTGCTGCCGCTGCTGAAGCGAAAGCTGCCAAGCAAGCTGAACGCGAAGCCAAGAAGGCTGCTGCCGAAGCTGAGAAGGAATCG